CCACGTAATTATCACAAGTGCTAACTCTGTGTTTTGAATAATATCCCGGAGTAGTAGCATCGCCTACAGAACTTGCGATATAAAGCTGGCGTTTGTTTGGCTGTTCATCAAGAATGCAGTAGTTTTCTCTAAACATATTGTCATGCTGACAGGTTGAGCATATTCCAAATATGTAGTTTGGGAGAAAACTTAAACACTCACCTTTAACTTTGTTGTGCTGACTAATTCCCATGATTCCGCATGGCATCTCTTTATGCTTAGGAGCAAAAAAAAACATACTTGTCGGGAATTTCTCTGTTTTCCTCTGTCTGCCTGTGGCGGCAGTACCGACATCTTGTCTCAAAAACATCGTCAGGGATTTTCATAGTTCACCTTCTCGCACATTTCGGCACCGCAGTTCGGGCAGAACTTCAGCTTGCAGATCTTCTTGCCGATGTGTTTTGCGGATCCCAACGGTCTGTCATATGCAGTCTCTCCGCATACCGAGCAGACAAACATAGTTGACCTTTGACGCCAGTTTTTCTCAGTCCAATAACCACGCTGCTGTGTATTGAAGCGAGCTTTGCAAGCATAGAATTTGCAGTCGTCTCCGTTCATATCATTGTCATCGTAGATGATCTCATCACCGTCATCAAGAAAACCATCAAAAGCGGTATCAATAAAGTCCTTGCAAACATCGTGATGAATGCAATCTCTGCATTTTCCCATAACAATTACCTCCCGTTAATAATTTCGTATGTGTAACTGTCTATGTAGTTGCCGCATTCGTCTTTTGTAGTCTCGTGCCAATGGTGAATATATCCGTTATGACGCTTGCAGAACTTATCATAATGGCGTTTTACGGGATTGCTACCTACCACACACCACTCAACTCGATGGTGCGTTTTTACGAGTTCCTCCAGCTTTTGGAAAACATCTCTTCCAAGGAGAGGGTTTCCTTTGTCAAAGGAGAATAGCCCAAAACTCTGCACGGTATCGCTATAATCGCTGATCCTGTATGTGAGGAATCCGATGACGTTGTCGCCGCTATCAACGATCGCGAATTGGTACAGGTCGTCTTTCTCCTCAATTTTCGGCAAGCTGCTTCCACAACAATATCCGCAATAGTAGAAATAATCTGTGGTGTACAAGTGCTCGGTGAATTTTCTTGTGATCTCTTGTGCATATAAGAGTGCCGGCTTAAGCATTGCTTTCACGCTCCTTCAAGGTCTGTTTGGTTTCCTCTAATTTTGATAATTCACAAGCAAAATGAGCAAGGGACTCTGACGTTGCCTGCAAAATTTTCGAAGGAGTTTCAGAAGCTTTCGCAATATCAATAAGTTCTTGAACAGCTCCCCGAAATCGTTCTTCCGCAGAATATTTGTAATCAGGAAGCTCCACAAACTGTGATCGGGCTTTGAAGTGTTCGCAGTCGTCGCACTCCAAAAGTGACGCTATTTGCTCTAAGTTTAAGGTTACTCCTCTTGCGTTGAATAAACCTTCTGCATATTCGGCACAAACTTCAACGTGCGCACAGTCTTTACATTTCACTTTCAGTCCTCCTATTCCATGTATCTATCGCCTGTTCTTTGTTTACATATTTTAATGTGCAGTTTCCGCAGCCACAGCACATAACTTTCCAAAAAAAGCCATCGTATGTTTGACAAGCCTCGGCTTTACCCCCGCAAAACGGGCACGGCATTAATTTCTCAGGCATTGTCGGGCACCTTCTTTTCAGTTGATTTTGATTTAGCATGATAAGCGGCACGCGCCCGCTTCAAGTTGCGCTCACGACATATTGGGCAAGCAACGTAGTACCAATCGTCGGGCATCTTTCGCCCACAGCTTGTACATCTATGCGCTTGGTGCCAAAGATATCGCATTCCGCGAGCACGTTCGGTGTTTAGCGCATTGCACTCGGCGCAGCGAGTTTTTCCGTTTTTAGTACGATCATCTGCTTTGCCACAATAAACGCATTGCCCATTGGCTTTTCGCTCTAAGCATTTTTTTGATACCCCCATTACTCGCTCACCTCCGCTTCAATGATAGTTGGAGCGATTATCTTCTTGAGTCTTCCGGCAACAAACGGATCACCTGTGTTTGGATATGATACAACAGTTATGCTGTCAAGATCGTCCGCGTCAATCAGCCTGCCGTGAGGTTTTGCGAGCGGCTTTAGGTTCTCTATTGTTTCATCAATGACTTGCTCAAAGTGCCACAAATCCCGATGTTGCGATTGTCCTATTTGATGTTTAAGCGATTTCAACCACTCGATATTATCCCTGTATCTCATTTTCCCACCTCCAACAGCTCTGGATTGTCGTAGATATTGCCGATGATTAAAATATCAACATGAGAATAATTAAACCAGAAAACAATATCTCGACGTAACATTTCTTCAATTGCTTCATTTTCATAGTACCAGCGAATATAGAATCCTCTATTAGTTTTGTCAACTCCATAAGGTGGAGTTTTATAGTCTCCAAATTTAACTACGCCGAGTGTGCTCTTTCGACTCATATTCGGAGGAATTGCAACAATATCCCCTTCAAAAACCTTTGTACCGTTCTTGTCGGTCAAGCCTGTATACTGTCCGATGGTTTCAGGAAGAACTTGATAATAATGCCCAAACATCGTACATCTTCCTTTTCCGCGTCCCCCCATTGATGTATAAGCATTTATATCTGGGGCGATATAGTAATCATTTCCCCATATAACCAAAAAACCTTGAATCCACTCACCATTATCAATTCGTTTCCCTCTGAAAAGAATCTCTCTCATAATGATTTCCTTTCTTTATTCAATAACTCCTGACTTACAAGAGGGACAAAAACAATGAATGTGACCATTGTAGTCGCTCCTCTCAACTCGTGCTTTTTTACCGCAAACTGGACAATCGAATTCTGTTTCGCCCTTTTCAATCGCTGTTTGACCAGCGGCATATACACTTAAATTATCGGTGTGCCATTTTGGAAATGGTTTTGCGTTTGAACTATCTAATTTCATTTGTTTACCTCCGTTAAATCAGGATTGTCGTGGATGTTGCCGATGACTTTTACACTATAATCATTTTCGACAGCAACACTCAGCATATATCTATCGTTAAATCCTTTAATATACAAACTCCACATTCCTTTTTTGTAATATACTTTTGCGTAATACTTTTTTAATGAAGTGCGAAATTCAACTATATCCCCCTCAAATATCTTTTTGCCGTTCTTGTCGGTTAAGCCAGTAAATTGCCCGATAGTATTAGTCAATACTGAATAAAGAACCGCTGTGTCCATTCTCCTTATGTTTGCATATGTATCTCCGACACGACAGAGCAATCCATACACCCATTCACCGTTGTCAGTTCGTTTTCCGCGAAATAAAATCTCTCTCATTTAATCTCCCTCCCATACTCCGTCCGGTCGGATCCGCGCCATTGCTATCAGCTGATGCAGAGGACGCAGCGCATTGGCTGCTGTATCAGTCCAATAATTCGATGTGTCACCTTCGCTGATATCGTATTCTTCGACTTTAACAGTGTATTCGATGTTGCTACGGTCGGCTTCATACACATCCATTTTTGTCCGAATACCATCTTCATCGTAAACAACACGACGTTTACGGCGAGCGGTTTTCCATTCGCCGCTTTCATCTTTGTATGTGCTCTCGATTTTGTTAATCATATCCTCAAGCATAGGTATGCTCTCGGCTCCGGTCTTGCCGTAGATACCTCTAATACCGTACTCCGTTTTTACCGGTCCGGTTGTGCCGTCGGCATAATACGCGGAGATTTCATCGTGTGCAAAGCGCGGATCGCCGTCAGTAGACTCGTAGTAATAGTGCGCGTAATTCCAAGTGATGTTCAGCCACAGTTCTGTGGTGCCTCCCATAGCATACATACCGCCGCGCATATCATGCTTCATTTTTGTATGTAGTGGTTCTTTTGTGATGGGATCAACTAACTTTATATCGTAACTCATAATATCCTCCTATCAACGATATTTCTTTAAGTCGGGAATCTCATCTGTCCAATGATTCCAAAAGCCATTTCTTTTAAGAGGGCACCACTTATTTTTATTTTCGTAAATAGCAATAATGGCGTTCCATTTATCGTTCTGTTCACGGACAATTGCTGCTATAGCCTGACCGCGAACAGCTTTTCGTTTGGTAATGAGTTCTTTCGCCTCGGTGCTCATCATGATAAATATCTTGCTAACAGCTTGCGAAATCCCTTCGGGATCCTGCGGAAAGCTCATAATGATGTCGTAGTATTCCTTTGCTTTCATTCTGTTACCTCCAACAGTTCGGGATTGTCGTGGATGTTGCCGTCGACGCGATATATGGCATCATCATAAAACGGATAATATCGTGTAGGTTTCTTCCGCTTATCCACTATTACAAACCTACCGTTATCTTCTTTTACTTCACCATAGCCACTTAGGCCGCTTGTTCTAAAGTGGACAATATCCCCTCCGAAAATCTTTTTTCCGTTTTTGTCAATTCGTTTAGTGTAACGTCCGAGAGTGTTAGGAACTATAAGAATAACAGCTTTTCTTCCATTGGATTTTGGTACAAGAATAACAGGATCATCAAAAACAGTGTCAAGCTCGCCCTCAATCCAAATGGACTTACCGAATCTTTCTAAGCTGCGTTTTCCTCTGTATATATCATTGCTCATAATGTCACCTCCTCTGCCGGTACATTAATGCGATACGGGCCGCGTTTGAGCGTCAGTAAAATCTTACCGTCGGCATCCTCGTTAATCGCGAAGATAGCCCATCGCTTATTTTTATATGTAACGTGCTGACCAATTTCAAATGTTGTCATTTAGTCCTCCTTCGTGTTTTCTATATACTCCTCTTCGGAAATAATCGCTACGGCGTATTCTCCCTCCATGCCCAAAGCTGCCAATAAGCCCTCACCGGCTATCGGATAGTTGCAGGAAGCATAAAAGCATTCATCGGGATCGGTTTTGCTTGTAAATTTGTAATATGTATTCTCGTTCATCCCTCGATCACCTTGAAAAACCTATTGAAATGTCCTCGGTTTCCGTGTTTTCCAGGATCTGAACATTACAATTCTCATAAAGTGTCGATTTGTTATAATAATGAGGCATAACAATCTGGACACCGTTCTCTTGGTGGAGGGTAGGGAATAATACTCGCGGTCTCGGAGGCTCCTCGAATGCACACAGGCACGTCCCGCGCTCCACGAATTCATGTGCGATCACAGTTGCTTTGAAACGGTTTTTTCTGAAAAAACGCTTCATAGATTTGATATCGGCGTGATGACAATAGACGGTTAAGGTTTTATTGTGTTTCAAGCTGCCGCACCTCCTTCCTGAGAGACTCTTTGATATAGAACGGGACGCCGTAATACATACAGTGCCACTTGACGCTCTCTGCAAAATTCGCCCAATTGACGTCTGACTGGTGATAGTTGAGTTTGCCGATCTTTACCATGTCCATGATATCATGATATCTTTTGATGTAATCATAGACAGCTTCCGGCTCCAGAACCGGCTCGAATGATACCCATGTACTTATACCGCGCTGTTTTGCAAGGCGAAGATCGTTTATTCTCGATATGGGCGTGTTTGCGTTAGGTTCGGCGAATGCTGCTGTCTCTTCGGAGCAGGAGAGCGTAATACCGTAGTGGTCTGATTTGTCGAGCAAATCGAAATCTCGTGCTCCGGATCCTTTTGTGAGGATCTGCACGCTGTTGCCGTGCTCCTTGAGCATTTTGATTATTTCCCGTGTTACGGTCGTGTCGTGCCCAACGGGGTAAGGATCGCAGGTAAAGCAAAGGTGGATCAGCTTGTCGGTGATATGTTCACGCTCAAGCTGGCGGTGGGTTTCTGCCACAATGTTTTCCCGCGGAGCAACTTCTGTATGGAATGTGTCACGGATCCTGTGCAGCACGTTGGGAGCGAAACAGTAATAGCAGCGGTGCGGGCAGCCGGTATAGATGTTCAGTGCGTAGTCGCCATATTCTCGCGCAGCCCCTTTAGGTTGATAGATCGGTTTCATCCTGTGCTCCTTTCGGGCTTAAACATTCCCCGCAATTCGGGCAATGCCCGATACGCATAGGTGCTTTTTTATCATAGTTGTAACAGCAGAACGAAACGCCGCAGGAAGGACAAATGTCCTGCTCATGGAAGAACCAGCTTGATTCACAGTAAACCTCATACTCGTTATCGAGCGCATATTCAAGCTCTCGCAAGGTTCCTTTGCTGTTTTCCCAGTCGTTAAGCAGGTAGATCGCTCCGCAAATTCTGAGGAGCTGATGTGTTACATCCGTGAATTCCTCATACTCGCAATTGGCGGTCACCATCGGCTCTGATACAATCGTAGGGTTTACCGGAATGAAACCGCGAGATTTGAGTTCTTCTTCAGCCTTCTTAAACCGTTTCATATAATCGGTTGTTCCGGAGATCGGACCGGCGATATAAATGACGTTACTTCTTTTCTTTGTGTGTTCTCTGAGATTGTTCTTCAATAGTTGTCACTTCCAGTCAAATAAAAATGCTTGTAGGCGGAGTTGCCTCCGCCTTTGATTTGTGTATATTTTAGATGATTTCTCTCACAACAGGAGTCCAGTAGGAATTCATATCGGGATACATTTGCTTAAACTCCTTCTCTAAGACCGCCTGATTGCCGTTGTTCAAAAACTCGTCGATGAGCTTGATCTCCGTGTCGTTCAGACTGTCGAGCTGGTAGTCGTAGTCGTCTTCATAGATGTTGAGCGGCTTAAACTTGGCGAATACTGCGACGCCGACAATCATCTGAATCGGGAAGTATACGCTGTTGATGGGAATGTAAAAGTTGAAGGGCAGTTTCTTCGGATGACCGTCCTCATCGACACAGATTTGGATGGGGGATCCTTCTACAACAGCGGGGATCATCGGGACGTGTTCAATAATATCGGCATTAGCGACCAGGTGCTTGAGATTGCAAAGGTACTTCGCATCAATGTGCATCACCTTCGGCGCGTGTCCGGGCGCCTTGTAAATGATTCTTTTTAATACTTTGGGTGTCTGTTCCATTGTTCATTCTCCTTTATATTTTGTAAAAATGGGGTGTGTTCCGTCGCGGAGCTGTATCTCCTCCGTACACATCTCATACCCGAGCCGGTTTATCAAATAGTAAAAACGGTTCAATTCGGGGTTATCATACCGAGGGGAGGAAGGCGAGTACACGGCTATATATCCGTTTGTATCTCTATCATCCAGCACTTTGTGTATCAGCTCCAGCATTACCGCAACGCCGCCGTCTTTGTCATAGCTCTCGTCGAACGGCTTGGCAAAGCACATAAAGCTGTACATTTTTCCTTCCGCGACGCATCTTGTGAACTCTTTCACAAGGATTTCCCGTCTTATTGAGTTTAGCTTAGGCGGATTATCCGCGAATTTTTTTCTCATGCCGTGAAACCGTCTGTTGATTTCCTCAGCCTCTGCGTGAAACTTCTCTCGCCTTAAATCTTCCTCGCTTTTGCGTGAGCGCTCCCGCTGCTCTTCTGCGGTTAGCACTTTGTATATGTACATACTATCGTCGTGAATGAACACTCTGTATTTTCTTTCGCGGTCAAGTTTCGGCATAACCGGGCGGGAATACGTGTGAAAATAGAGCGAGTCTTCATATGCGCAGCCGCACTTGCTTGCGCTGTTCTCTTCGAAAAAAATCTCGACGTTCGGCATTTTCTCAAACGTGTATTTGAACTCCATCAGTTTGGCTCTGACTTTCTGACGGTTCAAAGCCTTTGTCAGCTCATTTTCAAAATCGACGGTTCCGATAACATCAAGCAGCTTGTTCCTGGACTCGATGTCCGTGATCTCGTTTAACTTCTCATAGTCGGCTAACGACACCTGCCGCTGCTGGCTGCGCTTGAAGGCTTCCTTGTCGAGTTCCAGGAGCTTCGTCCTTCGTCTGATGGTTGACTCCGAGAAGCCGGTCTTTTCCGCGATATCAGAAATTGAGAAGCTCCGGTCAAGAAGGAGCTGGATCCCCTCGGCCTGTTCATACACCGTAAGATCGGAACGCTGCATATTCTCGGCCAACATTGTCGCGAGCTGATCATCTTCGCTCATTTCGACAACAGCACATGGAACTGTCTCCAAGCCGGCAAGTTTGGCAGCGGCGAGCCGGCGGTGGCCAATGATGACCGTGTAGGTGTAGTCCTCATTTCTAACGACCGTCAGGTTTTGCAGGATCCCTGTTGTCCGGATACTCTCTGCAAGCTCCGTCAGATCACCCAGATCCTTGCGAGGGTTCTGTGGGTGAGGGGAGATACTTATCAATGGTATCTCCACAAGGTTTGTGTTCTTCATGGTGTTTAAATTCCTTTCTATTTATAGGTATAAGAAACGCCCCGCAACCGTAGCACGGATTGGCATTGGGGCGTCCAAGCAAGCAAAATACATATTTAATTTTAGAAAAAAGAAAATAGCAAAAAACTTTTGTTGAAATTGTGTGTTTGATGATGTATAATCATCTTATATAAATCCGTGCCTTTATACCTTATTTGTCTATCTCAAGACATTTCTTGACGATGCGGTAGAATACATAAACGGCTGTTGCGAACAATACGAACGAGCCGCCGGAACCGACGTCGACGCCTTCCCAAAAGGTCACTCCATCGCCTCCTCAATCATCTGAGCGCGCCAGTCAAGGTACTCCTGTTCTAAGCCGCTGTCCTCTAAGAATTGATAGAACGCTTTGAACTGCACCTTGGCTTTGAGTTTGTCCTCTTCGGAACGGTATTCGTTCTCTTCCCATCTAACACACTGCCTGAACAGGCGGTAGGTTCTCTGGAAGAGCTGCAGTTTAAGTTTCTTCATGTTTAACTCTCCTTTATTTTTATTACTTGATAATATTATAATCTCATTTTGCCGAGATTTCAAGTAGTATTCTCATAATCTTGAGAAATTATTGTTTTGCACAAATTCAACTTCTCGTTTCTATGAGATTTGCACAAAGGAAAATTAGTTATTATAGAATGATATATAAAATAAAAATAGCCGCCTTCCTGTGCGGAAAGCGTGTGTTTTGAGTTTGATATTTTATTTTGAACTCATGCTACAATTATTGGCGTATGAGTTTATTTTGAGTTTGAAAAAATATAAGAAGCATAATCTGTTTGTGAAAAAGCGGATTAAAAAGACGATTATAAAATCTAACTAAAAGTAGATAATCAATAAATGAGAGTACCTACTACAGAGTGGGAATAAACACAATAATGCCCCTAAAGCCAGTGTTTATGCGGCTTTAGGGGCTTGCTTTTTTTCTCGTGAGTTTAATATGAGTTTAAGAATTCTATTTTAACGATTTTTCACCTGTAGCAAGCATATCAAGATCACTTGCAAGAGCAGCTTGTTTGTTGGGATACAGGTGTGAGTATGTATTCAAAGTGGTTTCAATGTTTTCGTGACCAAGACGTTCGGAAAGCAGCAGGACGCTTATACCGGCCTCAATACATAATGATGCGTGTGAATGCCTTAGATCATGGACACGAATACGCTTCACTCCTGCCTTTGCTGCACTCCTATCTAATATGCCGTTGAGTGTGTGGTTACTGTTGAATTCAAAGAGCAAATCATCATGCTCCAGTCCATATAGCATTTTCATCCATTCGATTATCTCTTTGTACAGGAAGTCAGGTATGGCTACTTTCCGAATGCTTTTTTCAGTCTTGGGAATTGTTATTTCAAGCCCCATAATTCCGTTTGTTTTTTTCCATGTTGTTGATTCGATTTCTTCTTTGGATAGTTTTTTCATTGATCGCCATGAGGCGTTCTTTTTTATATCGATTTCTTTACTCTTTAAGATGTCATCTGGAGTTAAAGCCATTAACTCACCCTTGCGTAACCCACACCAATAAAGAATCTTGAAAGCGATTTGATTTGTCATCCCATTGACACATTTAATAAACCTGTTGAATTCATCAAGTGTCCAGAATTGCATTTCTTCGGAAGGTTTCTTTTTGCCCATCGGACCGGCAATAACTACTGGATTAATTGCAAGCCCATAGTGTTTCTTGGCAAAATTGAAAAGAGCGGACATTTGAGTGTTTATTGATTTGAGATAGGTATTGGATAACTTTTTGCCGCGCTGAACTTCAAGCTGCCATTTTGCTATATCCTTTGAAGTTATTTCATTTACCTTTCTGGTTTCAAAATAAGGAAGAATATAGGACTCAATTAACTGTTTTTTATTGTCCTGGGTTGATAGCTTAAGTGTCGGAATATATATTTGTTTGTAACTTTCATAAAGACCTCCAAGCGTTATGTTGGAGGTCTCATTTTTTGACGCTCTATACTTATCCTCATATTCTTTTGCTTCTCGGCGTGTTTTGAATCCGCGTTTTACAATATGTTTCCTCTTACCTGTAAAATCGTTGATCCAAAACTGACAGTACCAAGTATTGCGTTTTTCGTCTTTATATGCGGGCATATTCTCACCTGTATCATATATCGTTATAATCTATCAACAGTCGGTTAATCGACAATTTATTACAAAATTGTCATAAGTTAGTAGTATACTCTATAATCGTGCACCCGCACAAGTACATAGATAAGGAGTATATCAACATGACAGAAAAGGAAAAACTTATGAAAAGCTACGAGCAACTAACCCCGGAGGAGATTAAGAAGACTCTTGATTACGTTTTAGCTTTAAAAGCTCTACGTACTCGCGAACCTTCCGAGCTTCCTCGTCAGACAGAGTAGACGTTTCTTTTAGCAAACGTTGCATTTCTTCAGAAGCAGGCAGATTATCAGAATCTGTCTGCTCTTTTTTTGTGTCAGCTATTCCAAGGAGATAGTCAATGGATACATTAAAATACTCACATAACAGTTTGAGATGGGCTGTATTAGGGTCTTTTCCATTTTTCCATCCCGATATAGTTCCAGAAGCTATCCCTAATTGGGCTGCTACTGGATTGGGCTTTGTTTCATGCTCCAAGCATAATTTGTAGAATCTTTCCCAGAAAGTCATAATATCACCCTTTGTGCAAATCTCATATAAATGAGAAAGCAAATTTGTGCAAAACAATAATTTCTCAAAATTATGAGAATACCACTTGAAATCTCGGCAAAATGAGATTATAATATTATCAAGTAATAATTCCGAGAAATAAAAAAGCTCTTTTCGGATTATTACCCATAGTCATATTCATAATATCACATAATCTCGAAAAAAACAAGGAGGTGTGAAGATGATTTTGGGAGAAAAAACCTTTATCAATTTCGGTGCGCGAATCGAAGCGGCGCGGAAAAAGAAAGGCCTGACACAGGAAGAACTTGCAGAAATAGTTGGCGTCTCCCAATCTATGATTAACCACATTGAGAAAGGCAGGAAGAAACCGTCGCTTGACATTGCGGTTGCCCTTGCCGATGAGTTCGGTGTTACAGTGGACTCGTTGATCTCCTCAAGAGCTTAATCTCTACTATCATTATATCATAGAAACAGGAGAAAAACATGGAAGAAATTTACACAAACATCTACAAAGACAGTAGAAAAAGGGCAGGCTTGGAACAGAGCGAGGCTGCGGATATGATTGGAGTTTCATATCACTCTCTGGCGAAGTATGAAAAGAAGATCAACGCGTCGATTCCTCCGGATGACGTGGTTCGTAATATGGTGATTGCCTACAACGACCGCAACCTCGCTTACAAGCATATTAAGGCGTCACCGCTCGGTGAGTTCTTGCCCGATTTTTCTACCGGCAAAAGCCTTACAGTTGCTACTTTATCTTTTCTCAGTGATTTCAAAGCAATCGAAGGGATCCTCACCCAGATCATCGAAGTAACTAAGGACGGTAAAATTGACAAGACCGAGGCGGTTGCCTGGGAACACTTCAAGAAACTCGGTAACGAGCTGTTGAGCAGCCTCCAAAGACTGATGAACGAGGGGGTGAATGATAATCATGTGGGTTGACTATAAAGGCGTGATGGTACTGGTTGGAGTCGGTCGCAACGCTTCATACAAGATTATCAATCAGCTTAATGACGAATTGGCCAAGAAAGGCTACCTTGTTAATCCTCACCACAAGGTTCCGATCAAGTTCTTATGTGAACGATACGGTATAGATATCGAAGATGCGAGGGAGATCCTCGCAGCTCAAAGAATCACAGTTTAATCTCGGTACTGCCGATAAATAAAAAGGAGAATTGCTATGTTCAAAAAGAAATCAGTTATCAAGATCACGTTTGATCCTTATCACAACCTTCCGCAGATGAAAGCGAAGAACTGCACGACCGATCAGATTTTCGATGCCGGGCTTTTCATGCAGGGTCACGCAAGGATCGACCGCAAGACTGCCGGCCGCCGCACTTCCAACCGCCGCAGGAAGAAAGAGAACAGCGTTCACAAGTTCTTCCGGATCCTCGGAATGCTCATGTTCCACAAGTCGGCAGTTCCTTCTTTTGAAGAGTGCCGGAGAAAATCTTCCCCGTCTGTAGATCAGCCGATTCTGCTTCCGGCTTCGGTGTGAAGGATGGGAACGATCCACGTTAAGAACCTCTCGACTCTGACCGACAAAGCTGCTCTTATGCTTGCAGCGGATTACTACAACGACCGATACGGCGATGAGTTGCTTGAAGCGATGAAGGAGCTGAAGGTCGGAATCAAGAAGAGAGGACACACGTTCACGATCTTTGATAAAGAGGAGGTGGATTAGTTGGTAACACACAAACAGTTTTCCGAGATCGTTGGCGGTTGCGATATTGCCACATTCGAGATGATCAGAGCCCAGGCAAAGCGAAAGCTCGCGGTGATCATCAAGCGGTTCGGAGATGAGAACGGCGCAAGACTGACGGATGACTATCTTATGCAGCTGATGATGGAGGAATACCGCTCCCAGCATGTTTCAGAGGTTCTGTTTTCTGTGTTCACGCACTCGATAAACAGTAAACGCCCCGCAACAGCCTGAGCCATTACGGGGCGAAAACATAAAAGAAATTTAAACAACTACATTGTAGCAGATTTATCAATGAAAATCAAGAGGTTTTACACAAGAATGGAGGTTTTTTATGTCAGATAACAATATGGTTGAAGCTACGGCAGTGGAAACCACGGTTGAAGAAAAGACGACAGCAGCGGAAGCTACGGCGCTGGCTACCGTGCAGGTCAAGCCGGATGACGGTGAATTGATGAAACTGACGCAGGTTCCCATCATCATCGAGCACCTGCGCAAAATCAAGGGCGAAGTTGAGAGCCGGACAAGTACCGCGATCAACCTTGTGGTTACCGAAAGCAACTACAAGGAGATCAAAAAAGTTCGCTCGGCTATGAACAAAGAATTTGCCGAGCTGGAAACAAAGCGTAAGGACATCAAAAAGGCGGTTATGACGCCCTACGAGCAGTTCGAGGCTGTTTACAAAGAATGCGTCGCGGTTCCGTACAAGGCTGCCGAGGCAGAACTCAAGAAGAAGATCGCTGTTGTCGAGGATGATCTCAAGGCAGAAAAGACAAAGAAGGTCAGAGAGCACTTTGACAAGTACGCACAGGCGCTCGGTATCGATTTTGTAAAATTCGAGGCAGTCGGCTGTCAGATTACCATGAGCGTCACAGAGAAAAAGCTCAAAGAGCAATGTACCGCTTTTCTGGATCGGGTTATGGATGACCTGCAGCTGATTGCTACGCAGGAACACAAGGCGGAGATTCTTGTCGAGTACAAGAGAACGCTGAACGTCAGCCAGGCAATCAGAACCGTCAAAGAACGCTTCGAGGCGATCGCCGCAGAGAAAGCACGAGAAGAAGCCGAGAGAGCCGAGCGCGAGCGCGTCGCTCAGAACACGGCCGAAACGACAGCGGCATACGAGCCGTTCGCGGCAAACGTCCCGCAGGAGATCGAAGTGCCCGAAGGCGAGATGCCGGAAACGCCCGGTACGGAAACAGCACCCGAACAGCAGACAAGCGAACCTGTTTACTCGCTCACATTCACTATTCGCGGCACAAAAGCGCAGCTCAAGGCTGCCGCGCAGTACATAAAAGATTATTTGAACAAGGAGGGGTTACGTTATGAGTAACTATCAGCAGAACTACAACCAGGCACAGCAGAATGGTATTCAGCCGCGCAAGCCGAAGTTCTCGGCGATGATTCAGACACCGTCTTATCAGAAGTCGCTGCAGAATTCCCTTAGCAATCCGAAGGAGATTCAGAAGTTTACGGCGGCGATCACTTCGGTGGTTTCGACCAATCCCGCTATTGAGGAGTGCGAGGCTGCCACTATCCTTTCCGCTGCTTTGTGCGGACACGCTTTGGGGCTTACTCCTTCTCCCCAGCTCGGCCAGTACTACCTTGTGCCGTTTAACGACAGGAAGAATGATCGCAAGGTCGCAACCTTCGTCCTCGGCTACAGAGGCTATATCCAGCTCGCGATCCGCAGCGGGCAGTATAAAAAACTGATCGTCACCGAAATCAAGGACGGTGAGCTCATCAGGTGGGATCCGCTGACCGAGGATATCGAAATCAAGCCGATCCTCGATGAAGAACGCCGAAAAGTTACCGAAACCATCGGTTACTACGCGATGTTCCGCTATATCAACGGTTTTGAGAAGGTCATTTATTGGCCGAAAGAAAAGATGAAGGCTCACGCGCTGCAATATTCTGCCGGTTACGCCAACGACGTCAAGCGAGGCTGGACAAACACCTTCTGGTCAAAGGATTTCGATTCTATGGCCAAGAAGACCATGCTCCGGCAGCTCATTAGCAAGTGGGGCGTTATGTCGGTCGAAATGCAGAATGCGTATGTTGCCGACAACCATGTTATGAACGACGACGGAACGCCCGATTACAGCGGCGATTACGTTGAAGCAGGCGACTACGATGACGCTCCTTCGCAGAACATCGTTGAAGCCGCTCCGCCTCGGTATCAGAACGAACCCGATAATTACGGCGAACCGCCGGCGGGTGCTTTCTCACTCGATGACCTTGTAGAGTGAGATGATCGACGTCAAGGTCATTTCAACAGGCTCTAAGGGCAACGCAGTCTTTCTTGATGGTCAGATCCTGATTGACTGCGGAGTGCCTTTCAGCAAACTTGCGGACACCGGAGTGGTTGGGCAGATAAAATACATCTTTTTAACGCACCAACATAAAGACCACTTGAATGTCACCACTCTCAAAAGATTGCTTTTTGAGAATCCGCTGATCAGGGTGATATACAACCGTTACCTTGTAAAACCCATTGCTGATAGTTTTCATTGTTCCTCTCCTTTCTTATTTATAAATCGCTCCTTCTTGACAGAAATAAATAAGTGGTACGCAATCGGTGACATTCGCTTCGGAGCCGTACCACTCCACCACGATGTGCCGAATTGTGCGTGGAAAATACACTTCATGCGTCCGCAGGGGATTTTTAAAGTCATTTACGCCACTGATACCGCCAATTTGGACGGTGTCGTGGCGAAGGGGTACGATTTATTCTTGGTCGAGGCTAACTACGACAAGGAAGAATTGATTGAGAGAATCAAGGAGAAACGCGAAAACGGTCAGTATGTTTATGAGGACAGAGTATTCAGAACACACCTATCAAGGCAACAGTGTGATGAATTCATTGTTCAAAACATGTCGGCCAACAGCCGATGCGTATATTTACACCAGCACGAAGAAAGAACGAAGGAAATAACGAATGATAACTCCGGCGCAGATAGTAACGTATGACGGCTACAATCTCATAGTGCGACCGCAGGATAGAATCGGCAGAGAATTGGCGCAAAAGCACATACGGCAAGTCGAGATCCGGCTTGTCGATGAGCGCACCATCTCTGCCGACCAGCGCAGGAAGATTTATGCCATTATCCGTGAGATCTGCGAATGGAATGGTGATGAGCCTGAATGGATGAAGGAATACTTGAAGTTCACCTTCTGCGGTGAGAGGTGTTTGGAATACTTCTCGCTGTCGGATTGTGAAAAGACGGTAGCCGCCGATTTCATTTCCTACCTCATTGATTTCTGCTTTTATCACGACATCTGTACAAGGGATACGCTGCTTAACCTGACGGACGACGTCAACAAGTATCTGTACAGTTGCCTGGAAAACAGAAAGTGCGCGATTTGCAACAAGCGCGGCGAGGTTCACCATGTTGATCGTGTTGGTATGGGGTTTGATCGGGAGCAGATAGTTCATGTTGGATTACGGGCAATCTGCCTCTGCCGGGAACACCACATTAAGGCTCACGAGAACGAAAATAAGCTATTTAAGGACAATCACATCTTTGGCATTCGTCTTGACGAATACCTATGTCGGGTGCTACACCTGAACACGAAAGGAAAACACGATGCCGAGACCGCGAAAGGTGGGGCTGAGTTATTTTCCCGAGGACACAAATCGGCGGAATGACTTCAAAATAATGGATTTACTCAATGAGTATGGTCCATTGGGGTACACGATTTACGATTTCTGTCTGCAGTATATCTATGAGAATGGATATTATATCGACGTTCCAAGACATCAGCTGGTGTTAATGCTGATAAAGGACATTGGAGCAAAATGGGTTAAGAACAAAGACCTTGTGTGGCAAGTTATTGATTACTGTGCGGAAATAGGGCTTTTTGATAATGCTCTCCTGCAGCAGAATATAATGACCTCTGTCGGAATTCAGCGACGCTACGATTTGGCGACTGTTAGGAACAAGGTTGACAAAACAAAGCATTGGCTACTTGACGATTTTCAAAAACAGAAAAGCGAGGTAGTCAATATAACTATATCAAAAAATCCTGATTTTGCAACAGAAACCCCCGAAACTGCAACAGAAACCCCCGAAACTGCAACAGAAACCCCACATATAAAAGAAAAAATAAATAAAAGGAAAATAAATAATAATTTAGCGCCGAGTTCTGCAAAAGCAGACCCCGACGCCGCCGATGAATTCATTAAATTGCCTTTGAATGATAAATCGTTTTATTCTGTTCCTCTATCAGATGTTGAACACTTTAAGGAATTGTATCCCGCTGTGAATGTAGAACAGGAGCTTCGCTCCATGCTCGGATGGTTAGAGGCGAATCCTCGCAGGAGAAAAACGCGCAGCGGCATAAAGGCATTTATCACGAAGTGGCTTTCCAAAACACAGAATCAAGGAGGTGTTGGCTATGGATCACATTCAGGAAGTAATGTCACGAATTCTGTCTCCGGAGAAAGTAGCGGAACTTACAGAACAGGCGAAAAAGTATTCTGAGCTGTCGCCTAAAGAAAAGGCAGAGGATGCTGTAAGGGTATCCAATGAGCTGGAAGGCAAACTGACTGGCTACGATTGCGCCAAATGCAAAAACAAGGGATATATTTACCGAGTCGAAGAACGGGTGGACTCTTACGGAAAGCCATACTATGCCGAGATCGCCTGCAAATGCGAATGTATGAGGGTTCGTGATGAATTGAGACGTATTCACAACAGTGGATTGAGCAAGCTCCTCAAACGTTATACATTCAACGCATACGAGGCAACGGAAGATTGGCAGCAATATGCGCTAAAAGAGGCTTGCGCATTCGCCAAAGAGCCGGATGGCTGGTTTTACTACGGCGGTCAGCCAGGCTGCGGGAAGACGCACATCTGTACGGCTATCGTCGGTTACTTGCTCAAGCAAGGAAGAGCTGCTAAGTATATGCTTTGGCAAGACGATATCACAAAAATCAAACAAGCGGTCAATGACGGCGAATTGTATGAAGCGATCATCAACTCATATAAAACCGCAGATATTCTTTACATTGATGATTTCTTCAAGACGCGGCGCGGGGATTTCGTATCGACAGCGGACGTGAACGCAACCTTCAAGATCATCAACTACCGATACAATGAGGAGCTTCCTACTATCATCAGTTCGGAGCTTTCGTTGCAACAGATCGTCGAGATCGATGAGGCTCTCGGATCCCGTATTGCCGAGATGGCCAACCATAAGATCTTCATCGAAAGGGATCCCAAGAAGAACTATCGCTTTCGGGACAAGAAGGTGTCCAAATGAATCATGGTTGGTATGATGAGATGTGGAATCCGATGACAGGAGCGGACAGAAGTGAAATCAGATCGGAGATAAGAAACCATTGTAACCGATTTAGCGGCGATGTTCGTCTGAATCTTAGCTTTGCTGATTCCTACGAGGAAGAAGAACCGGGCTATTACGTGCTGAACTCACCTGTACAGTCGCCGAACTCGGATAAGCATTTTCTGATTGCGCCGTTTGGAGTTGCACCGACATTTCATGAGTACAGATTGGAAACTCCAAAATCAAAGTACATTACCGGGCGAACCCTTTATGTGAACCCTTATGCTGAAACGTTCGATATGCCCGTCTCATGGATCGACAGAGTTATGCAGGTGATTTACACACAGCGGCAGCACAATTATGTTTTGATCTCCGGAGATTTCCATGAGATGAAGGAATATTTTGAAAGCCGGCCGGCGTTTCTATTATGTGAAAATTTATGGCTCGGTTTCCGTGTGACAGAAAGGACGGCGTCATTTTTGCCCTGGCTCCAAATAAAAGAAGAAAAAAGTCATTTCTTTATTGATATTGATGAGGCGACAAACGAAACCGTATCAATGCTCGAAACCTACGTAAACGCGCCGGGATCGATGGCTCATCAAATGGAATGGATCTTGGTCGGCGTAAAGGAGGACGACGCCTCGAAAAATCTGCTGATGAGAATTGCTGAAATCGCGGACAGGTTATCAATCCCCGTATTCTTCGACACAGAGGGGGCAGATTTGCCCCGTGTTTTGCCGAAAGCGTTTATGAGGCATACTTTATCGGATAAGAAAAAAGCCATGCTGTGGGCGAATTGTGCCCGATGTAAAGCGGAGAAGGCAAAAAGCATGATGTACCGTATCGGTTGGACGAAAGGCAGGGGCTGCGGCATGACAAAGCTTGGTTTTTTATGTGAGGAATGTTTTGCGGAATATCAAAAGCACTTCCCATTCTTCTGAAGCGCAGGAACAAACGGCGCTGTTTGCCTGGGCTGATCAGTGTGTTCGGTTAGGCGTTCATCCGGAATTAAAGATGATGTATGCTGTACCGAACGGTGGTCGGCGCGACCGTATAGAAGCTGCTCACCTTAAGCAGCAGGGAGTCAGAGCCGGTGTTCCGGACATTTGCCTGGCTGTGCCGCGGGGAAAGTATCACGGGCTATACATAGAAATGAAAGTCGGACGAAACAAAGCTACAGATAAGCAGAATGAATGGCTTGCAGATCTCAGCCACTATGGATACGCTGTTAAGATTTGTTATAGCTGTTTGGCAGCGAGAGCTGCCATTGAAAAGTATTTGTCTTTGGAGGGGGCAACGTGAATACAAAATGGTCAGCAGCGGAAGATAACTTTTTGCGTGAAAAGTACGGAGTTTTATCAAAAGCAGAAATTGCACAGCATCTCGGCAGAACACCGGAGGCTGTTAAGCTGAGAATATATAAATTCCGATTGTCAAAAAGGAACTGGTCTGAAGAGGATATTGAGTATCTGAAAGAAAGCTGGGGAAACAAGAGCGTTCCCACAATAGCCGCTCACCTTCACCGAAGCGAAGAGGCTATCAAGTTAAAGGTGTCAAAGCTCAAATTAGGCAACTTTTTGCAGAACGGCGACAGATATGTTACAAAACACTATTTGTGCCAGGCACTTGGTTACGGCGGCGGTACATCCGGATACATGACAATTTCCTTTATTGAGAACCGAGGGCTTCCGACGCATAAGCAGAAAGTCAGTACACAGACATTTGATGTTGTATATATTGATGAATTCTGGAAGTGGGCGGAGAAAAACAAGTCCTTTCTGAATTTTTCAAAGTTCGAGAAGTACGCTCTCGGTCCGGAGCCAAAGTGGGTAGCGGCAAAGAGAAGCCATGATGTGCAAATGTGTATGCGATACAAGAAAACACCGTGGACTCACTTGGAAGATAGTCGGCTCAAAAAGTATCTTGAACAAAACAGATACTCATTACGTCAGTTGTCAGATATGCTGCAGCGCACAGAAGGTGCAATTCAGCGCAGGATAAATGATTTGAATCTCAAAAACCTGCATCCCGTAAAAGCGGATAATCACACGAAATGGACAGATGATGATTGGAAAACATTAACCCGTATGATAAAACAGGGTGATAGCTATGAAGCTATGTCAGACGCTCTCGGCAGATCGGCAAAAGCGATCAGAGGACGTGTGTTTGAAATGTACCTCACAGAAAACCTTGATAAGGTCAGGGCGTATATCGGCAGAGGCAAATGGGGACACGGTAAGCCGGACAGACCGCTGAGGCATCGCCGCTTAATGGAGAAATTCGAACGCAAAGATGCTGAAATGCTACTATCTGCGTTGGCAGGTAACCTAATGGCGTTGGCAAAAATCAAGAGTCCCGTTGAGGATCAGTACAAAGATTTCTGGCAAAAGGATCTGTGTATGTGCTGGGATGAGATCCACGGCTGCACTGCCGGCGAGAAGGACTGCGATAGCTGCTCATCGTTCAGACGGATTCCGGTACAATTCTGTAAACGCTGCGGCAAGGATTTCTTTGAAAGAAAAAGTAATGACTTTTGTAATGACTGCCGCAAGGCACGCTTAAAACAAGCACAGCGGAAATACGCTGTTTTGAACAGTAAAAAAAGATAGTCCAATGTCATAAAAGGAGTTTAAACAAATGAAAGCGAGAGTACCTCAATTAAGCAAACGTCAAGAAAAGCTGGCCAGGCAAGAGATTGATCTTTTGGTTGAAAAGGCTTGGCGAGAGAAGGAAGACCAGGTGAGTGTTGATTTAACGCGGCGGATCCTAAAAACCCTTTGCCGTGTTTTATACACTGAGTTTGGTTGGGGACGTACCCGCCTTATCCGTTTGATCAATGCTTTCACAAAGTGTATGGAAGAATCCGACACAGATGAAGTGTATTGGGAACATACTGACCGAATTGTGATGGATCATCTCGGCCTGGATTTTAAGAAAAGGGATTATACCGAGAATGGAAAGGTTGTAACCTACGACGATTAGCCGATGCAGAGGGAGGTGATACCTATGGATGATTTTTACGCGAAGGCGGTTTGCAAGGCTGCTGTTCATACATACGGCAAAGAACATCAAAAACTGATTGCTATCGAGGAAATGTCAGAACTGACAAAGGCACTATGCAAAGATACTCGTTATCCTGAAACTACTGCGGTTTTGGATAATGTGGCCGAGGAAATCGCTGATGTGCGTATAATGCTTGACCAGCTTGAGTATATCTTTGATTGCTCTGCCAAAGTTGAAGAATACAGAAAAAAGAAGATTTACCGCCTTGTAGATAGGATCAACAAGGTGGCAAAGTAGAACATACTCAGGCGGGGTTTTCCTGCCTGAGCTATTGTGCTTTTGTAGAAAGGTTGAAAAAGTTATGTCATTTGCAAGAAAAGTAATCAGAAATTCAGCTAAGGCCGCTCTGAAAGAACGCGGTTTTCACAGACCGAATAAACTCGCGTATCACAGGGAACATGGAACAAACGTTTACAAAATGGCCGTTGACAGGTTAACCGACCTCCATCTTTACGGGCGATCCAAGAAGAGAAGATCCAAGAGGCGTTTAAGAGCATGATTACGGCGTTTATCTTGGTGAACCGTGAAACTCACGAAAAATATAGGGAAATATACGTTGATTGTTCTATGCTGCGCGTTCCACTGTTTTCCGATTACGCGGAAGCAGAGAAATATCGTCGTTCATTGGGCTGCGGTGCGTATCTGGAAACAATACAGCTAAAAATGACCGAAAGGAGATATCATGAACTATCAAGAACTCGTTGAGGAGCTTACCAAAGCCGCTGCACAGATAGCTGCGGACATAACAATCAAAACTATCGAGGAGCAGCGGCAGGCAGACGCCAAAGCGATTAAAGACCGCCGGATCCACAATACCAAACTGTTACTGAGAAAGTACAGGCTCTTTAACGAACATATCGGCAGCGCGACATTTAAGGAGTCGCAGATCAATCTTGCGATGGCGATTGATTTCTCCCAGCAGATGTATGATCCGAACAACCGCGCCGATCAGGTTGTTGAGGGGATCCTTAATAGTACCAAAAAGACAAAAATTATCCTTTCCCACATCAACAGCATGCTTCGTGTATATGAAATCTATTGTAATGATTCAAACTCCGATCAGATGCTGCGCCGATATGATTCACTTTTCGGTAAATACATCGCCGATGAGCGTGTTTCATACGAAGATTTGGCAGAAAAATGGAACGTTGACATACGAACCATCCGCCGAGATATTCATGCAGCGGAAAATGATTTTTCTGTTTTGCTTTTTGGCGTTGATTGGTTGCATAGATATGACGATTTCTTGCGATAATGTCCAAAACGTGTCCTTGACATGTCCTTTTAATTAATGTACAATGGTATTGTAAAATTCTATGGTCACTTCCTGAAAGCCTCATTCTCGCCCGAATGGGGCTTTTTTCTATGTCAAAAAAAGGAGGTAATGTGATATTGTAATGCTGCTCCTTCCTGTATCGCGGCATTATGGAAAACACATTTATTCATGTAAACATCGACAAGCTGATTCCTTATGCAAATAACGCTAGAACACACAGCGAGGAGCAAATTCAGCTGATCCGGTCGAGTCTGCGCGAGTTCGGCTTCATCAATCCCGTGATTATCGATAATGATTACGGTATTATTGCCGGGCACGGTCGCGTGATCGCCGCTCGGAGAGAAGGCATCACAGAGATCCCCTGCGTAAAGGTTGATCATCTGACCGAAGCGCAGAAGAAAGCATACATCTTGGCCGACAACCGTCTGGCAGAGCTTTCAGAATGGGACGAAGAGATGCTCAAGGTGGAAATCGAGCAGCTTAACGACCTGGATTTTGATGTTGATTTGCTTGGTTTTGACCTGACCGAGTATTTCACGGAAGATATTAACGAAGAAGATCTATCTGAAGAGGACGATTATAACGAACCTCTCCCGGAAGAGCCAACATCAAAGCTGGGTGATATTTATCAGCTTGGTGACCACCGTCTGATGTGCGGAGACAGTACCAACGCCGATAATGTACACGCTCTGATGGGCGGCGTCCTTGCAGATCTGCTCATAACGGATCCTCCGTACAATGTAGATTATCACGGTGGCACTTCCGAAAGATTAACAATAAAAAACGACAAGCAGGAAGATACTCAGTTCAGAGCCTTCCTTGCAGATGCATTCAACTGCGCCGATAAGGTTATGAAGCCCGGCGCAGTTTTTTATATATGGCACGCAGATTCGGAAGGCTTCAATTTCCGGGCAGCTTGCCGCGAGTGCGGATGGACGGTCAGACAGTGCCTGATCTGGAAGAAATCCTCACTTGTTATGGGACGCCAGGACTATCAATGGCAGCATGAGCCGTGTCTCTATGGCTGGAAAGACGGCGCGGGCCATCTTTGGGCGTCCGATCGCAAACAAACAACAATACTCGAGTTCGACAAGCCGAAAAAGAATGATGTTCATCCTACAATGAAGCCTGTTAAACTCTTTGATTATCAAATCCGCAATAACACAAAGGAAAAGGACGTTGTCCTCGATCTGTTCGGAGGCAGCGGCACATCGATAGTGGCGTGTGAGCAAAACGGCAGGATCTGCTACACAATGGAGCTGGATCCGCGCTACGTCGATGTGATTATAGACCGATGGGAAAAGCTCACTGGAGAAAAGGCGGTACTACTTAACCGAGAGAGTGAGGCGCCAGATGAAGCGTGATCTGACTCTCGGAAGTCTTTTCGATGGCTCCGGCGGATTTCCGCTTGGAGGTTTATTAGCGGGCATTACTCCAATATGGGCGTCTGAAATAGAGCCGTTTCCGATTCGAGTTACCTCAAAAAGAATACCAACGATGAAACACTTAGGTGATATCTCCAAAATCAGAGGAGATACAATCGAACCTGTGTCAATCATCACGTTTGGATCCCCGTGCACCGATATGAGTGTGGCGGGCAAAAGAGCAGGCTTAGGCGGCAGCCAGTCTGTTCTTTTTTATGAGGCGATAAGAATCATTAAGGAAATGAGGGCAGCTACAAATGGAGAATATCCGCGATACTGTGTTTGGGAAAACGTCCCCGGCGCTTTCAGTTCAAACAGAGGAAACGATTTCAAGGCCGTGCTCGAGGCGATCATCGGCGTCGTCGCGCCGGGAACCACGGTCCCTTTACCTGAGAAAAGCAGGTGGCCATACGCTGACAGCTACATGGGAGACGGATGGAGCGTTGCTTATCGAACTCTCGACGCTCAATACTGGGGAGTGCCCCAGCGAAGAAAACGTATCTACCTTGTCGCAGATTTTAATGGCACAAGTGCCTGGAAAGTATTATTTAAGTCCGAGGGCGTGTCAGGGTATTCTGCGGAGAGCTTCCGTGCGTGGCAAAGAGCTTCCGGAAATGCTGAAGGATGCTCTACAGCGGCAAGCCTGTGCCTGAATGATCAGGGCGGCAGCGTGTTAGGTGTTACAGAACATAGAACAGCTACGCTCAGGGCAACAGCAAATCATCCTCCCTGTGTAATAGATAATATTGTATCTCTTGAGAACCATCCTACAGATAGCAGAATTGAGGTCTCAAAAGATGAAAAGGTACAAACGCTTACATCCCGAATGGGAACAGGCGGGAATAATGTTCCGCTCGTTCTGAAAGTTCGCTCCGGATGTGAAGGAGGCGGCAAGGGAGCTCTTATACAAGAAGATAAATCGGCAACTTTATCCTGCAATAACGACCAGACACTTTTCGAGCCGTGTTCCTGGAATGGCGATCAGACGTCACCAACGCTCACGGCGAACAATGCAGGCGGCAACCAGCGTATGCCAGATAAGGAAAACTTCAATTGCGTAATCGATCCCGCTATATGTATCCAGGGATCCGTTATAGGTCGTGAAGTTGAGAACGGGCCAAACGGCAAAGGTGTGACAGAGGATGTTGCCTATACTTTGAATACCGTCGACCGTCACGCTGTTTATGCAACCACCACAGGCTGTTTTGTACAGACAGAAGAAGATAAAACACCAACCTTAACCGCAAGGGATTATAAGGATCCTCAAGCGGTATGTTACGGAATCGGGCGTGATGCTTTTAATCAAGGGCAGAACGCTTCATATAAACCCGCTATTCAAGAGGAATTACAGCCGACACTTATGGCAAAGGGACCGGGAGCAGTTGCGCAGCCTGGCAACAATTATTCGGTCAGGAGATTGACTCCTACAGAGTGCGCAAGGCTGCAGGGCTTTCCGGATTGGTGGTGTTCAGATCTTGGAACAGAAAGTCCGACTGAAAATGAGATATTTTTTTGGCGTGACGTTTTTGAAACGTATAGGAGGGTTACTGCTCCTGAGAAAAAACATAAAACTGATAATCAGATTATCAAATGGCTTAAAAAGCCATATTCAGATAGCGCAGAATATAAAATGTGGGGTAATGGCGTTGCTTTACCTTGCATATTTTTCGTTCTTGCGGGAATTGCATATTATTATGATAAATAACAAATTGAGAGGAGAATTGTATTGAAAAAGATTTTGAGATGACGGCGCGCTTGCTCTATGCTTCCTCTTTGAATTTTGCCGAAAAAACATTAACGACCGAACGAGAGGGGGATTTCAATGGCTGACAGGGATAAGGCGCTGGAAGATTATAAAGCAGGTCTATCCTATAAGGAGATTGCCGAAAAGCATAATGTTTCCGAGTCAACAGTGAAATCGTGGGCTTCTCGGCATTGGAATAATGATAAGAAAATACAGGCGGCGAGAAAACGTTCAAAAAAGTCGCAACTAAAAGGCAAAAAGAGTCGCAACCAAAATGCAGAAAAAAAGTCGCAAAAGGACGCACCGAAACCACGCGGCGCTCCTCATGGGAATAAGAACGCTGCCGGCAATAACGGCGGTGCACCGAAAGGCAGCAAAAACGCGCTGAAACATGGCGGCTATTCTGTTGTGAAATGGGATGAGCTGACCGATGAAGAACGTGCCATGGCCGAGTCAATGGAAGACACCGACACAGAGGACAACTTACATGAAGAAGTAGTTTTATATACCATTCGTGAGCGCCGGATACTAAGAGCAATCAACAACATGAAGGAAGTTACTCTCAAAGGAAATGTTGAGATAAGCACGAATGTTAGTGTCCATAAAAAAGGTTCTGGTGCTGATACAAGGGTTGTTGAATCCACAACAACAACTAATCTTGAAAGAGCCGAAATCGCTGTTCTCCGTCTTGAACGTGAGCTGACGTCTGTACAGAAGGCAAAAGCCAGAACGCTACAGACACTTGATGAAGTACGCAGAGCCAACGGTAAGGACGATGATACATGGCTTGAAGAATTTGTTGCTGCTATTGAGGCAGAAGATGAAAGCGAGGCAGAAGATGAAGTGTCGCCGGAAGAATAAGTACACGGAAATTCTGAATCGCAAAGTTAAGCTGTGGCGTAAGAGTATCGCTCTGTTCGCTTGGGATAACTTCCGTTTTGTGCCGGATGATTGGCAGAAAGAAGCATTTAAACGTGTTGAGCGGTCAAAGCGTATTTCAATAAAGTCCGGGCAGGGCGTTGGAAAGACAGCGGCAACCGCGATCATCTTCTTGTGGTTTTTGGTGTGCTTTCCAAATTCTCGTGTGGTTGCAACAGCTCCGACCAGGCAACAGTTAAATGACGTTCTATGGGCAGAACTTGAAAAATGGCGGCAGAAGTCGCCGCTGTTAGTTCGTGCTCTTAAATGGACGAAAACATATATTTATTTTGTCGGGCGCGAAAAGCGCTGGTTCGGCGTCGCCCGTGCGTCCTCCAAGCCTGAGAATATGCAGGGCTTCCACGAAGACAATATGTTGTTTGTTGTGGATGAGGCGTCCGGTGTTGATGAAGCTGTACTCGAGGCGATCCGCGGCACCTTAACAGGTGTGAATAACAAGTTGCTGCTTGTTGGCAACCCGACACAGACATCAGGTATGTTCTACGACAGCCATAATTCAGAGAGAGCCAGTTGGGATACCATGACGGTGGATGCTGAGAAATCAGATAGAACCGACAAGGAAAACATCGAGGCTCTCAAAAGAAAGTATGGTGCTGACAGTAATGTCGTTCGTGTTCGTGTACACGGGCTGTTTCCGCTTGCCGAGGATGATGTGTTTATTCCTTTCTCCGATGTTGAAAAGGCTATGATGTTCGATTTCGGAGAGGAACACGAGATCCTAAAGTTGAGCATAGGAGTTGACGTTGCCCGTTACGGTGACGATGAAACTGTCATTTACTCAAATGCCTCTAACCTCATCAGGCTTGAGCATCGTCGCACAAAACAAGATTTGATGGTTACAACCGGCGTTGTTGTCAGAACATATAAGGAACTTGCAGCAAGATACCCCGATTATCATGGGTTGATCTATATATACATCGATGATACGGGTATGGGCGGCGGTGTTACCGATCGCTTGCGTGAGGTCAAATACGAGGAAGGCTTGTACAGAATGGTTATTGTTCCGGTCAACTTCGCATCATCGCCTCCGAAGCTCGCGGAAGAAAGTTACACGAATATTTCAGGATATATGTGGGGTGTCGTTAAAGAACTCCTCCGGCAGCGTGAAATATGCTTGCCGAATGATGAGGAACTGTCAGCGCAGCTCACCACAAGGAAATACACGATCGATTCAAAAGGCAAAATAAAGCTTGAATCAAAAGATGATATGAAAAAGCGTCAGTTGCCGTCACCGGATATGGGTGACGCACTGGCGCTTTCGTGTTATACGGCCAACATGGTGTACTTGGAATACTTGCGTCTTGGTACATTGGCGTATGTTCCCAAAACACAACCTATCAACGGGCAGATCACGAAAATATATGTCGGTGTCAGTCTGATCGATAAGAATGCCGGAGTTGCTTTCGTTGCGGCAGGCGTTATCTTCGGATATCGCGGCATGCTTATCCTTCGTTCCGAGGTTTGTCCGACGTATGATTCGGAGTCGCTAAAAGCCAATATCTTTAAGTTTTGCGAGGATGTGTCCAAACAGTACGGCCGTGTTGACAGTACCTATGTTGACGCGGATGAATACACTCTGCAACAGGAGTTGAAAAAGAACGCAGCGAGACACGGCATCAATGCAAAAATGCGGTTAGCGGCAAATCTGAAAGAATCGGATTTGATTAGATTGACAAACTCTATGTTTCAGCGCGGAATGCTTCAACTTACTGCAGATTGTAAGGAGCTGTCAATGGAGCTCTCCTCCGCTATCTATGCAGAGAAGAACGATACAGAGCGAAAAGTTAATAATATCAACCTTCTGAGGGCTTTTGAGTACGCTCTGGAAAGAGACAGCTCGAAGTTTATGAAGGTATAAAGAAGGTGATAACGTGGCATTTGAAGTCGTTAAAAAATTATTTAGGACGGTGAGAAACTTGATTACAGGCGAGCAAATGAAAGTCAATCCCGAAGTTGCAGAGATTGAGAATCTGTCAACGGACAGGATGCAGGAGGCTATTACAGAATGGCTAAATATGTATTTGGGGTCTGCTCCATGGATTGATGAAGAAGGGCAGTCGCTTGGCATTCCTACTGTTATGGCAGCGGAAATAGCCCGCAGCGTAACGCTTGAAATGGAAATGAACATCAATGGTGATTCACCGATGGCAGAGTTTATAGCGGCTCAAATGAAACCGTTTTTATCTACCATACGTTCAAAGGTTGAGTATGCCTGCGCAACAGGCGGTGTTATCTTCAAGCCATACATTTGCGATAACGGAATTACGATCGAAACAGTTTTGCCAAACAACTTCTATCCCACAAGTTTTGACGGCAACGGAAGAATAACGGGAGGCTTTTTCCGCTTCCTGTATTATAAGGGCAAGAAGGTTTATAAACGGTTTGAAAAACATGAAATGCTTGGAGGCGGCAAGTACAGAATAACAAACAAGTGTTTCGTTTCATCTGATGAGACCTCTCTTGGTGATCTGTGTGAATTGACAGAGGTTCCCGAATGGTCTGCTATTTCTCCGGTAGTTGATTTGAACTATATCAGGGAGCCGCTGTTTTCCTATTTCCGAATGCCGCTTGGCAACACGATCGACACCGGCTCTCCTCTTGGTGTATCTGTGTTTGCTCGTGCAGTTAATGCAATCAAGGAAGCAGACAAGCAGTATCAGCGGCTTATTTGGGAATACAAGGCTACAGAGGCTGCTATTGATGCCTCTGATGATGCGTTTGATGTCGATATCAACGGCAAGCCGATCCTGCCGGAAGGCAAGGAGCGCCTCTACCGTATTAACTCCCTTGACTCAGCCAAGACAGGTGGTTCGGATCTGTTCAAGCCGTGGACGCCTGCCATTCGTGATGAAAACTACATCCGTGGCATGAATAGAATGCTGATGCAGATCGAGGACCTATGCTGTGTAGCTCGCGGTACCATTTCCGATCTCAATCAAGATGTTAAGACGGCTACGGAGATTATCACCACAAAACAACGTACATACTCTACGATTTCAGATATACAATCATCCCTTGAAGATTCGCTTGACCGCCTTGTGATCGCAATTGAAGAACTTGCGATCCTCTATCATCTGTGCCCGGCAGGAGAGTACGAATGTGCGTATGTCTGGGATGACAGCGTTATTGTTGATGCCAACACCGAAAGAATGCGCGACCTGCAGGAGGTTACTCAGGGCTTGTTAGGTGAGTATGAGTATCGTATGACATGGCGCGGCGAGGATGAAGAAACCGCAAGGAAAAAGATTGATGAAATAAAAGCCGGCAGGTCAGACAATCAAATCCTTTTTGGCAATGAGGACGTAGAAGACGACGAAAGCGATGATGACGAATGATATTAACACCTCGATACCTCGCCGGTGTTGCCGATGGCGTTGTTGATATCTTCTCTCAAGCAGAAAATGAGATTCTTGCCGACATTGCCAGACGAATCGTAAAGACCGGAAGTGTTACGAATACTGCCGGCTGGGAACTCCAAAAAATGCGTGAAGCCGGTATGCTCAACGAAGATACGGTGAAGCAGCTCGCCGCTGCCACCAATCAGAGTGAAGCTGAGATTCAGCGAATGTTGAAGGAAAGCTATAAAAGGGCATTGTCTTTTGATATCGATGTTATCCCTGCTGATCTGAAAATGTCTTGGACTCAGATCAAGGATAATCCTGCTTTCCGTGCAATCATGCTGCAGGGCGTTAACAACGCAAATCAGCTTGTAAGTAACTTCACCAAAACAACGGCAGGCGCGGCGCAGACCGCGTTTTTTAATGCACTCGACGTTTCATACCTGCAGCACATTACAGGCGCACAGACGCGAGAAGAAGCCGTTAGAGGGGCGCTTAAGAAACTTGCTCAACAAGGAATATATAAAGTCGCATACCCGCAAGATAACGGCGGCATTTTCTATAATTCAGTTGAGGCGGCAGTCCGCAGAGCTTTGACAACCGCTGTCAATCAAAGCTGTGCGAAGCTGCAGCTTGCCAATTGCGATATGCTTGGCACTGACCTTGTCGAGACAACAGCACACTTGGGCGCACGACCGTCACACGCTGTGTGGCAGGGAAAAGTATTCAGTAGAAGCGGATCGACGAAGAAGTATCCCGATTTCGTGAAATCAACCGGGTATGGAACGGGCGATGGCTTATGCGGTTGGAACTGTCGCCACAGCTTTTTCCCATATTTCGAGGGGTATTCAACTCCTGCCTATGATATGGGAAAATTCGACAGCGAAGAAAATGCCAGGCTTTATGAGGAAGAGCAGAAGCAACGTCGCTATGAGAGAATGGTGCGCGAAGCCAAACGTGAAGTGTCTACGTTGGAGGCAGGATTTGAAGCCGCTGAATCTCCGGAACTGCAGGAAGGCATCGCCGCTGATCTCCAACAAGCTAAAACAAAGCTCAGAAATCGGCAGAAGCGCTTGCGTGATTACTGTAATGAACACGGATTATACAACGACTATTCTCGGACATATACGGCAGGATATAACGATAAAAGCAGAGTAAAAATAGGTAATAAAAACACTTCAAAAAAGCTTGATAATCCTACAAAAAGTGGTAAAATAAATAATAATGGAACTTCCTTAAAAATTGATATTCAACACTTCGCAAAGTCAAGTAAGGATTTCCCGACTATTATTCTCCCCAGAAGGGAATATGCACACGTTATGAGCGAGTTGGAAACGAATATTACTTTAGAGCAGAGAAGTAAAAAAGTTTTCAAAAAGGCAATAGGAGATTTTTACTACACGGTGGAAAACAACGGCGCCGGGAACTATAGAATCATTGGAAAGAAGGCGATTAAGTAATGACTGTTTCTGAGTATTGTGAGACAAAACAACGCTCCAAAACAACTTTAGAGCTGATAGAGAAACTGAGACAGTTTTCAACCGATGATGATTATATCCTTGGTGTGTTGGCCGATAGTGAATTTGATGAAGATAGACAATTGATAATTGATTATATTCAGAGAGGGGAAGATGTAAGTTATGAAAATGTAATACTATTTTCTCTCGAAGTCGGACAGCAAAGAGACAAAATATTAAATAGGTAACCGCTTTCACAAATGCGTGAGAGCGGTTTTCTTATGATTGAAAAAGAAAGGGATTATTATGAGAGAGCTTAACACAATTCAGAAAAGGGAAAAACTCAATACTGTATTTGCGGTAGACGAACCCGGCAACGGCGGAGCAAATCACGAATACCTCATTAAGGTTCCTGTGGATGTGGAGGTCAAGATCAAATTCCAGAACGGCGCGAGAAATGATGAAAACGCTGTCAATGGTATTCTCGACACCGACCTGCTCGAGATCGTGCGTGACAGACTCAAAGGCTTTCAGAGCGGGGAGTTTGCAACGAGAGAAAACGCGATCGCCCTCACTCACATCGAAGAGGCTCTGTTGTGGATGAACAAGAGAGTTGAGGACAGGATTGAAAGAAATGTTCTCGGAACATATAATAAATAACTTTTGATCTGTATCAACGGGGCTTTTTTTATACCCAAAACAAAATACATTGCGCTCAGAGCGCACGTCCTGAACACGACGTTAAAAGGTTCTTTTTTATGTCAAATTTTCTCTACTCCTGCGGAGATATAAATAGCGGGATAGCCGATTGTCAGAGTGAACTGACGTTTAAAAAAATCAGGCGAAAAAACGGAGGTACACAATATGTACGAATTCTTAAAAGCACTGTTCAATGACGAAAGCGGTAATCCGACTTCACTGACATTCGACCAGCTAAGCGAAAAGCTGTCCTCGGCCAAGGACATTAAGCTGGTCAACATTTCCGATGGCGGTTACGTCGCTAAGGAAAAGCTGGATGCAAAGATTACCGAGTTGTCCGGTGTGAAGAAGCAGCTCACTGATGCAAACGCCGAAATCCAATCCTACAAGGACATGGACATTGACGGCATCAAGCAGAAAGCGAGCGAATGGGAGAACAAGTACAACACCGAGACGGCGGCACTCAATGAGAAACTCGCTCAGCAGGAACGTGATTTTGCCCGCGACCTGTTTTTTAAGGGTTATCAGTTCTCTTCGCAGTTTGCCGAGGACGGCGTTCGGGCTGCGTTTGACAAGCAGGAGTTCAAGCTTGTTGACGGCGAGTTCATGGGTGCAAAAGACTACATGAACAAGCTGATGACCGACGACGCCACGAAATCAGCGTTTGTTATCGAGCCTGCAGGCGGTAACAACGAAGGCGGAGATCCCCAGCCGCCGAATCAGCCCCAGTTCTCCCAGCAGCAGAGACAGCCCCAGAATCCTCCGAAGCCCAAGAAAACGCTTGCGGATTGGATGAAGGCGGCAAATGAGCATCCTGAAATGGCTGACTCTATTAAATTCGATTAAAGGAGTGAAAAAGCCTTATGGCAATTTTTGAAAAGAAAAATTTTAATGGTCAGGTTTTCGGCCGCTATGTTGACCGTGTCCCCAATACCATCAAAAACCAGCTGATCAAAAGCGGCGCAATCCGTATGCGCCCGGACCTTGCAGCCAGCATGAAAGAAGGTACCGGCGGCAACTATATTTCTACCCCGCTTCTCGGTCTTGTTAACGGCGAGCCTGTCAACTATGATGGTCTGACAGATATCCCTGCTGATGATACCGATACCTATATGCATGACCGTGTCGTTGTAGGTCGTGCAAAGGCGTGGAGGGAAAAGGACTTTGCCGAAGACATCACCGGCGGCGTTGATTTTATGGCAAACATCGCGCAGCAGGTCGCGGATTACTGGAACTGGGTTGATCAGAGAACCCTCATCCAGATTCTTAAGGGCGTGTTCAGCATGGCGGACACTGCAGGTGCAGAGTTCGTTTCAACACATACAACCGACGTGACGGGAAATGCTGCGAGCGGCGATGTCGGCGCAGGCTGCATCAGCGCAACGACCATGAACTCCGCTGTTCAGAAGGCTTGCGGTGACAACAAGGGTATTTTCAGCCTTGCACTCATGCATTCCTCTGTATCTACAAACCTCGAAAACCTCAAGCTCGTCGCTTATGTGAAGCAGGTTGACGCAAACGGCATGGAGCGCGAGCTCACTCTGATGTCGCTTAACGGTAAAGCGGTATTGGTTGACGACACAATGCCTACCAATACCATCTACACGGCGGCCGGCACCTACAGAGTTACCATCGGTGGTACTGTTGCAAGCGGTGATAAGATCACTGTTCTCGGTACGGAGGTAACGCTCGACTCCACTTCGGGTGCTTCGGCAACTGCTGCTGCTTCGGCTGTTGCGACTGCGCTTGGCACAAACTCAAAGTACACCATCACGGCCAGCGAGGGCGTTATCACCTTTGTTGAGAAACTCGGCAACTATGGTGTGGGTGCTCCGTCTGCGTCGATCACCTCTACGGCCGGCACAATTGCTGTCACTACGGTAACCACGCCTGCATCCACAACCGCATATACGACATATGTTCTGGGAATCGGCGCAATTGAGCTTACCAACTGTGGTGCGAAAGTACCTTATGAGATGGATAGAGATCCGAAAACTGCAGGTGGTCAGGATCTCCTCTACAGCCGTCAGCGTAAGTGCTTTGCTCCCTACGGTATCAGCTTCACGAAGAACGCTATGGCAAGAATGAGCCCGACTAATGTTGAGCTTGCCAACGGCTCTAACTGGGAGCTTGTCAACACCGGCGGTTCGACCAAGCAGTACATCGACCACAAGAACATCCCGATTGCGCAGATTATTTCCCGCGGCTAAAAGGAAGAAAAGAAGGAGAGCCTGTATGAAATTGATGAAAAGGGAAACCGAAACAACCCATGTTCCGGACTGCTTCGTCGAAGCGTACAAGACGCTCGGATACAGCGTGGTCGGAGAGGAAGAACCCGCTCCGACCGCTCCTCCTCTGGAAGAGCAGGAGCAGGTTGTAGAAGAAGCACCTGCAGAAACAAAAGAAGTGACACCTGCCGAGGAGATTCAGGAAGCGCCGGAGCAGGTTGTTCCCGAAGAAAAGAAAGAAACAGAGTTTGTTTGCCCTGTGTGTGGCAAGAACTACAGCCGTAAAGCTAATCTCGACAGACATATCGCAGACAAGCATTCCTAATCGGAGGTGCTGTTATGCCCTATATCACAAAAACATACTACGATGATGAATTCCACGGGAAGAGCATCCCTGCTAACGAGTTTAACAGACTGGAGGACATTGCTTCTGAGGTGATTTACGAGATATGTCGTGTGAAGCCTGATGAAGATGACGTCCTTGATGCCGCTTTCAAGAAGGCAGTTGCTTACGAGGTTGAATTCTTGCAGGAACAGGGTGGTGTTGATGCGATCCTCGGATTCGCTGACGTGCAGCTCAGCTCCGGCAGCGAACATCTCGGAGATTATTCGGTATCATCCGGCGGTAATTCCTCGGGTGCGTCCGGGTCTTCCATTATCGTAGTTGACGGTATCCCTGTATCGTCTATGGCTATCATGCTTTTGCGCCGTATGGGGCTTATGTCCCGTTGGGCATTCGCAGGTGTTGAGCGTGCCAAGCAAAAGAATTCTTCGTGATTCTGTAGTTCTCTATAACTACATTGGCGAGGTTGATGACGAGGCAACATACGAGGAAAGTGTCATATCGCACTGCTACTGTATAGTTACCGAGGGCGCTGCCCTTAACGATCAGGGACGTAAGGGGCAAGACAGCGCGCAACTCTTCATCTTCGATAAAGGCACTGTGGTGACATCTACCGACGGTCAGACGAAATCTTATCTCCCGTGTAAGGAGTGGGAAGCGTTGCTGGATAAGTCTGGGTTCTGGACACTCCATGATAACGGACGCGATTACTTTATCAAATCCGACGAGGGAGGCAGAAAGTTCAAGGTTACTGATTTCAGCCATAAAAAAGCCGGTTCTAAAAGAATGTGGCATTTTGAGGTGAATGCAAAATGAAAGCAAAAGTGAATATTGATACCCGGAAATGTGTAGGTAGATTCGGTCCCAAGTATTCCAAAGCACAGCAATTCCTTGATAACGAAGTCTTAAGAGACTGCACCCCGTATGTTCCAATGAGAACAGGTAATCTGTTTATGAGCGGTATTACGGGAACAAAACTTGGCAGCGGCAAAATCGTATATAATGCGTCATATGCCCGTAAAGTGTACTACGGATTGAGTATGAACTTCTCAAAGAAAAAGCACCCGCAAGCGTGTGCGCAGTGGTTTGAAAAGGTTAAACCTCTCAAAAAAGCCCAGTGGATAGCTTCTGCCAGGAAGATTATGAAGGAAGGATGATAATATGCCGAGGATATATGAAGCCGACGAAGTTATTATTGCTAAGATAATGCGAGATCATTTGAACAGCTGGCCTAAAAAGCCGGCTGTTTTTATGCTCGAGGATATTGACAAAGACGCGCCAAGCCTGATGATCCAGCAGCTTGCATCGGCAGAAAAAAAGCGTGTATATGTCAACGGTTCGTATGTTGGTGTTTGGAATTTCGCTGTGTATATGAGAGTTGATGGCGAAGATACCGCTTCAAAACTCGACGCTATAGCTTGCCTTAGCGAGCTTTGCGATTGGCTGTCAGAGAAGGACAGCAACGGGAAGTTTATCAATCTTCCTGCTATCAGCGATAAGAAAACCCCCACGAATATCGAAATATCTTCAAGCCCGTCAATTGCTGCTAATTATGAAAACGGCGTCAAGGATTATCAAGTCCTTCTGTCGCTCGAATATTACTCAAGGAGGTAAGAATTAATGCCTGATAATGTAACCCCCAGCAACGAGCTGGTCATGCGTTACCAGTTCGAGTCCTACATGAAGTGTAGTGATGATGCTTTTCACCTTATCGGTGAGGGCTTTACAGCGTTCCCGCTTGCTCTGAATCCGAAAGAGTATACCAGGAAGTACATCCACGATAAGACAGAGCGTTCTGACGTTATTGGCTATGCGCCCAGCGTCAGCTACAGCTGTGACATGATCAAGGGAGATCCTTGCGTTCAGGAGATTGTGAGAATCACCAACAATGAACTTGTTGGCAACGACACTCACCGCGAAATCGTGAACGTGGATTGCTGGGATGAAGTTGAGATCTACACCAAGACATCTGATGTAGCACTCGATGACAGCAAGACCTACTACACGAAGGATGGCACCACCTATTCTGCTGTTGCGCAGCCGAATGTATCTAACATCGGCTCGTACTATGAGAAGAGCGTTGAATATACCGCGACAAAGCGCGTGTATTCCGTTATTCCCGGCAATAAAGCGGACGGCACCGACGCTCTTATCTACACAGGTACGCTGAAAGCCGAAAGCGATCTCGTGAAGGGAACATTCAACAGAACAACAAAAACTTTCACCCCTGCAGTGTAAGTTCAGTTAGAGAAAGGAATATGAGCATATGAGCCAGATTAACAATACCTTTGAATATAATGGAGTATCGTATGAATTCGATATCCGAGACGCAGAGAACTCTGAAAAATTCGAAAATGCTGTAGCTCTGATGAAAGTTGCAGAGAAGAATATGCCCAAAACCGGCAGGATATCTGCAATCTATAAAGCTTCATGTGAGATGATCAGAGAATTCTTTGATACCATTTTCGGCGAAGGCGAAGGCGTGAAGATCTGCGGAGAACGTTTGCACGTTACCGCGCACTACGACGCTTATAAGGCGTTCATGGACTTTGTAGGTCCGCAGCGAGAAAACATTGTGTCTTACTCAGGTGTATTCTCGCAATACTCTAACAGACAGCAGCGCCGGCCCCAAGCACATGGTAAAGGTCATAAAAAAGGTAAGAAATGAGCCTGAATCTCTTGATGGATATCCTCCCTGAATATGTCAACATAGACGGGGAGGAATATTTTATTGATACGAACTTTCGCAACGGTATCATATTCGAGAAGATTGCTTTTTCGGATATCCCGATAAAAAACAAGGTAGCGCAACTACTGCCTATATTCTATACCGAGCAAATGCCTCGGAATACAACTGTAGCTATGGAAACAATCATAGGGTTCTATAGCTGTGGTGTTGAAACGAAGAAAGATACCGCTCCCCAAAGGCGAAAAAACGGCAATGTTGTACTAAAGCCAAAAATGATATACGATTACTTCCATGACGCTCCGTACATATACGCGGCGTTTCTGGGTAACTACGGCATAGATCTGAACGATATAGAATATCTGCACTGGTGGAAGTTCCATGCTTTATTCAGAGGCTTGCCGTCGTCTGCAAAGATCGTTGAAATCATGGGTTATCGCGGTACAGATCTCGGAAGAATCAAGAGCAAATCCGAACAGGAGCGAATCGCTCGTATGAAAGAGATTTACGCTTTGCCGCAGGAGCTTTCATTCGAAGATAAGGTCGCTATGGCCGGTATGGCGTTTGGAGGCGTTTGATGAAACAGCTTGCTACGGAACGCAAATGGATACGCTGCCCCCACTGCGGGGCGAAACATTCCATTTATGATGATACAGCAGAGTGCCACGGCGTTTTCTTGCTGTGCACGAGAGGCTGTAAAAAAGAATTTGAGCTTATCATAGAGGATGGTAAGCAGAAATCAGCCGCTCTCCAATGAGGGCGGCTGTTTAACATATTTACACATTGAGCCTGTGAGCCGTGTAATCAAATCCAACATAAAGGAAGTGATTATATGGCTGACGGCTCAATCATAATTGATACCAAAATAGATGAAGGTGGTCTTGATAAGGGACTATCTTCGATGGGAGAAAAGATTACCTCCGGGTTAGGTACAGCTGTTAAAGCAGCTACAGCGGCAATAGCCGCTGTGTCCGCGTCTTTTGTCGCGATCGGCAAAGAAGCTATTGAATTATATGCCGATTACGAGCAGTTGACAGGCGGTGTTGAAACGCTGTTTGGTACCGGCGGCAAAAGCATTGAGGAATATGCTCAGTCGGTAGGCAAGACTGTTGATGAAGTGCGGGAAGAGTATAAAAAGTTAGAAAATGCTCAAAGTACCGTGATGTCTAACGCAGCTGACGCCTATAAGACAGCCGGTATGTCTGCAAACGAATACATGGAAACCGTTACATCTTTTTCGGCTTCGCTTGTGGCTTCGTTAGGCGGTGACACAGAAAAAGCTGCCAAATACGCGGACAGAGCTATCATTGACATGTCGGATAACGCCAACAAGATGGGTACCGACATCGCGTCAATTCAAAATGCCTATCAGGGATTCGCCAAGCAAAACTACACCATGCTTGACAACCTCAAGCTCGGTTACGGCGGTACCAAGGAAGAAATGGCTCGCCTGATCGCCGATGCGTCGAAGATGAAAGACGTACAGGAAGAGTTAGGAATAACCGTTGACGAAAGCAGTATGTCGTTTGGCAATATTGTCAATGCAATCAGCGTTATGCAGAAGTCAATGGGAATCAGTGGCACTACCGCTAAGGAAGCAGCAAGTACTATTTCCGGATCCGCGAATATGGTGAAAGCCGCATGGGACAATCTCCTTGTCGGCGTCGCTGATGATTCGCAAGACTTCGATGCACTTATTTCTAACATGGTGGAAAGTGTTGTCGCTTTCGGCAACAACATACTGCCCAGAATTGAAACGACTATCTCCGGAATAGGGGATCTCGCGCTTGGTCTTGCCGAAGAACTTCTCCCGAAAGTCCTCACGATCATACCAGATATTCTATCAAAGCTGATTCCGGAGGCGGTATCGACCGTAGAGGTTATAGTAACGAGCATTCAAGACGCGCTACCAAGTTTAACGTCAGTGCTTGTGAGTATTGTCGGCTCACTTGCCGATGGCTTCTTTAGCATTACAACAGATTTCGTCCGGCTCGGTGGGGAACTTATTATCGCCTTATGTGAGGGATTAGCTTCCAACGCCGGAGAGATCGTGACTACTATCGCCAACGGCATAGTTGAATTGGTTGACACAATAGCAACTTATATGCCGCTTGTTATCAGCGCAGTTATCGAGGTCGTATTAGCTGTTGCTGATGCGATAATTAAAGCAATACCGACGCTGATCGCGGCGATACCGGTTATCATTAACTCCCTCATTGAGGGTATTGAAGGCTGCGTTCCTCAATTGGTAGAAGCGGTAGAGCAACTCGTTACAACGATTGCAGAAATGCTTCCGGAGATAGTTGAGATACTTGTTGAGGTTATCCCTGAGCTGATTGAATCCCTTATGGGAGTGGTGCTCGAAGAGCTTCCTACAATCATCGAGTGTATAACAAATCTATGCCTGGCAATAGCGGAAGCACTCCCGGAGATAATAGGCGCAATTGTTGATATGATACCGACGTTGGTTGATGGTATTGTCTCAGTAATAGTCTTAGCTCTTCCTCAGTTGATTGAAGCATTCATTTCGATTGTTCAAGGAATTGCAGATGCGCTGCCGACTATCATATCATCTTTGCTTGGCGCATTACCATCTATTATCAATTCTGTTGTAAGTGCAATCATTACATTATTGCCTGTTCTGATTGATGGTGTTATCCAGCTTGTTGCAGGTATCGTACAAGCTCTGCCGGATATAATCAAGGCTTTGCTCGATGCTCTGCCGGATATCATCAATTCGATTGTTACAGCTATTATTACGGCATTACCTTTACTTATCGATGGCGTTATTGCTCTGATCAATGGTATCGTAGAAGCGTTGCCAACCATAATTACGGCGATCGTAGAAGCGTTGCCGGATATAATTAGTGCTATTATTTCAGCAATTATAACTCTATTACCTGTACTAATTCAAGGTTTAATCAAACTTGTACTCGGCATTGTCGAAGCTATCCCAAAAATTATTGTAGCCCTCGTTGAAGCTCTTCCTGAAATTATTGATGCGATAATAACCGGTTTGATAGAAGCTCTTCCACAGCTCATTCTTGGATTAATACAACTTGTTATTGGTATTGTTGAAGCATTACCTCAGATAATAGTAGGGCTGATTGAAGCACTGCCTAAAATTATCGAAGCGCTTATTAAAGGATTAACTGAAGGGTTACCAAAGCTGATTGAGGGGTTAATTCAACTTAACATTGAGCTTGCTAAACATACACCTGAAATTATCCAAGCATTAATAGAGGCTATACCTGAAATAATAGATGCCATAGTTGAAGCATTTGCTCCGATTGTTGATAGTATGCTTGAGCTTGGCGGAAATATGATTAAAGGTATCTGGGAAGGTATTAGTAATTTTGGCGAGTGGCTTTGGAATCAGATAAGCGGATTCTTTGGCGGTATCATTGATAACATTAAAGCTTTCTTCGGTATTCATTCTCCTTCAACGCTGTTTAGGGATATGATTGGTAAGAACCTTGTAATAGGTCTTGCAGATGGAATATCGTCTGAGGGCGACGCTGCAGTTGATGCCATGCTTGATATAGCAGACGACATTGCTAATGTCGAGTTTAAGACAGGAGAGGTTGATTTTGATTCCCTTTCCGATAAAATGACACAGGCTGTAGATGCGGAAGTAACCGCTACAGCGAGAGATATTAGCTCTACGGCTATTCCTGCTTCTGCATACGGTAGTAGTGATGATGACGACAGCACTGTCAACGATGACGGAAGTGATCAGCCTGGTGGCATGATTGAAACAAACATCTACATTGACGGCAAGAAGACCGCGAGAGCAATTACGCCGTATGTAGCTAAAGAATTAGATTGGGAGGACAAGTGATGAGAGAAGCAAGATTGAATAATGAGCCTTTTAGCGTGTATAAGGCTAAGATTATTTCATGCGACATCGGTCCGTGCTCCTTTAAGAATGGTCATATCAAGCCTTCTGATTCAATAATCCCCGTGCTCCTCACCCCGAAAATCGGGACGAGGAGCATTGCTCTTACTATCGATTTTGAAGGAGAGAACGTGCGGGAGATCGAAAAGAACATTACAAAGTTTACAATGAAACTTTACGATGGTGCCGAACTCTCTCTTTACGATGGATACACGTATTTCGTTGTATACAGTAAAGCGACTACTCCTAAGAGTAAAGCTCCTTGGATAATGCAGGTTAAGTTTACAATGACAGGGTACAGGCACGGCAATCTTGTTAAAAAAAAATACACCTCTCCCGGCAAGCTCTATGTTGATGGAGATTATAAAACGCCGGTACGTATTCAAGCGAGTGTTTCTTCGACGTCAGTTACTATTTGCGGAATTGAATTTACTTTGGATTCTGTATCCGGCACATATAACAATATCGATATTAACGGCATAAATAAGACCGTTTCCCAAAGTGGAGTAGGTAATATATTTCATAAAACAAATATGACAAGGTTTCCACAGTTTGAACCGGGAGAAAATGAGATTTCGTTTTCGTCAGGGGTAACGGAAATTATGATCAGCTATTATCCGATTTATCTGTAAGGGGGTGAGCATTTGATAGCCTTTTATGACAGTACAGGAGAATTGATTCCCGTTAAGGTATACGAAGATTATTCAATCACTCACAAAAGCGACGGATGCGATCAAATGCAGTTCTTTGTAGATACAAAGCTGGAGCAGTACCCTTTAATTCACGAGGAATCCTCGGTAGTTACCGACGATAATCTGTGGATCATAAAAAAGATCGATGATGATCGTATTGATTGTGAGCTTGATTTCGATTTTCTTAAGCAGACAGTATATTATAACTTCAATTCCGAGTCAAAAACACTTGCGCAGCAGCTCGAAGCACACCTGCCGAGCGGTTGGGTTGTTATCGGCGCTGATGTGAGCAGCATATCGAGGACGATATCTTTAGATATTTGTACTGACTATGATATAGTCTATGCTTGCATGGCGACGTATGACGTCCGCTTTGTGTGGAAGATGAAGGAGAAGCGGCTGTATGTCTACAATCCGGATCTTATGCCGTCTACCGGCGAATACCTCACGAGCGAGCTTAATCTTAAGAGTATTTCTTACAAAGGAAGTACAACAGGCTTTGCTACACGCCTTTATGCTTATGGAAAGGACGGCCTGAGCATAGCCGACGCCGTAGTGGACGGCGAACCATACGGACTGCCTTATGTAGAGAATAAAACGTATGCAAATAAGGTTGTATGTGCATACTGGATCGATGACAGATATACGGTTGCGGAGAACCTTCTTGAAGACGCTATAAAAAAAGTTAATGCTATGGCGAATCCTGTTGTTTCATACGAGTGCAAGGTATCGGATTTAGCAAAGCAAAATTCCGATTATGATTTTTTGGCATTTGCTATGTTCAAGAGGATCACTCTGATAGATCTACAGAGAAGCTTGCGCGTCGAGCATCATATTGTGGAGTACACTGAATATCCCGACGAGCAGAACCGCAACACGGTTACGCTATCAACGGTGCCTGAAACCATAAGCACAAAGGTATCAAAGGTGTCAAGCAGGATTGATGAAGAGCTAAGTAAAACAAAAACTGCTTTTGACGAAAGGATGGCAATCGGCACAGCGTTGATGCTCAATGCTTTCGGCGGTTACCCTGTTATCACAGAGCATGAAATATTCATTATGGATAATCCGGATCAGCAGCTTGCTGAGACTGTTTGGCGTTTTAACATTAACGGTATCGGTAAATCTACAACAGGAATAAACGGTCCCTACACAACGTCGTTGACAATTAATGATGAATTTGTAACGTCAACAATAAATGCTATGGTTATTCGCGGCGCACGAATTGAAGCCGGCAGTATCACCGCCGATCAGATTTCAACAGAATATACCGATGGAGAAAGGGAATACAGCACAAAGATAGCTGCAGACGCTATTTCCGTGATGTATCAGGAAAAGCTCGGAGGACAGACGGTCGTAGAAGCAATTAACGGCATTAGCGGACGGCTAACCACTTATGAAGCAAATGTTGATGAAATAAATATGCAATTCAGCTCCTTAACGTCCGGCGGTACTAACCTCATAAGAAACTCAAGCGGTCTTAACGGTATCTCTGATGATTGGAACACGGAAGCTATTGATACTGATCTTTCATACTTTGCAACGACAGAAGAAGACAATAATACAGTATCGGGATCCTGCTTCAGGCTATCTGAAAATACTGTATTGTATCAGGATATTGATGGTATATTCCCTGATCGTGATTATCGCCTGTCGTTTAAGGTTCGTAAGACTTCAAATCAGTTATCCCAAGTAATTATTGTTTACGGAGAAGATGATAACGGCGACGAAATAACCGAGGAAGTATACAACTCAAGTGCTGCTACTAACGGCTGGGAGATTGTTGAACACACGCTCAGCGATTCGAGAGGTCAGAGCATACGCGTAAAGTTTCTCACAAACTCGGATTATTTTGATGTTGCTGACATCATGCTTAACGAGGGCAATATCACAAAGGCATGGGAACCGGCGCCAAATGAGATATACTCTCAGGGAGTAAAGATAGACAAAGAGGGAATTGAAGTATATCGTCCCGATACCTCCGAGAAGACCGTTATCAACAATACGGAATTTGCCGGTTATTATGAGAATGAAAAGGTATTTTCCATAAACAAGGATGAAACACATATCAAAAAGACGGTTGTTGACGGTGAATTGATTATAGGCAAAGGCAGAATCATGCCTTTCTCTCGCGGTGGAGAGAAAGGTATCAGCATTACGATAATTGCGTAAGGAGGTAAGGAATGGCTGATAATGTTCATATCAGTGTAAATTCAAGGGGCTACAATTGGTTTTCCTTGACTGTTTATACTCAGGATGATTCATATTGGACTTTCAAAGATTGCCGTATTCGCGCAAATAGAGGTTCTACTACCGGAACGTGGCAGTCTTTTACACCACAATATGAAAACACATGGTCAACAGGTTGTGTTGTAACCGGGTTATCCGCATATACATCGTATACCCTTGAAGTTCAGGTAAAGTGGACTGATACGGGAAATTGGTCTGCTTCATATTACAAAACGGTGCGTACTCTTGGCAACGCAACAATAGTATCGTCTCCAACAATAAAGCCCGATATGAATCCGTTTGATTTGAGTATTCGTTGCACTACCTATGCAAGCGGTTTGTATTATAAGGTACAGATTTTTACTGACCATTTAGATATCTATTCAAATCCGCTCCAGATAAATACAACGGGGACTGCCGATAGAACGTTTCAGTTTTCGGCTTCCGCAAGGACAACTGCAATCAATTCCTTTGGATCTGCAATGACGACGAATAAGGTATGGGTTAGATTGTACACGTATAGCAATTCTGCTTGTACAAATGAGGTCGATTCCGTTTCGTTTCTCAAAAATATAACCATTCAACTATCAGAACAGTACTCCAAGCCGACATTTAGCAATTTTACATTTCAAGATACAGAATCCGGCGTTACCGCTGTAACCGGAAGTAATCAGATAATGTTGCAGACGTTTTCGAGCTTGCGGGTTGTCGCCGGTAGTGCATCAGCAAATAACGGAGCTGATTTATCAAAATATGAAGTAATTGTCGGAAGAGTCACGAAGACTGAAAATGTTTCAAGAACGAGCATTTCGTCAAAAACTATTGATTTTGGCAGCATTAATACATACGGAGATAACACAGCAATAACTATTCGGGTGACTGATAGCAGAGGATTCAAAACTTCCGTTACCAAATATGCGAAAGTTATCAGATATGAGCGTCCGAAATTAAGCAGATACATTGTTAACAGAGAAGATGAAGTTGAAGAAACTCTACAAGTCAACCTTGCCGGAAGTATATCATCGATAGTCCCGTCGTCATCTGAAGTTAATTCGCTTCAAATGGCGACGTTTTCTTATAAGAGGGCTTCGGATACAACATGGATCGACCTCCCAATTCTTTCTCGGTTGACAATAAGCGGAACAAATTTCAGTTATGCTGTCAATGAACTGCTTGACGATCTCAGCCAAGCAATACGATTCGATGAAAATGCTTCCTATGATTTCCGCATAACGCTGAGAGACAGTCTCGGATCCATGACCGAAACCGTGCTCGATATGATAATTACAGCGGCTACTGGTGCGGTAACTATTTTAGCTCGTACTACACAATACCCGTTCCCACGCGTTGGAATAAACCAGGCAAAGCCCACAGAGGCGTTGGAGGTGGTAGGAAATATTAAACTGTCCGGCGTTATAAAGACACCTACAGGACAAGTTATGAGCTATGTACAGGAGATTGCCGACGGGCAGTCTTTTGCATCATTCAAAGGAACCGGTATTTATTTCTATCCATACGAAGCAGGAGTATGCGTAGCAACGTCTGCTCCCACTACCGCACCGGGCTTTCTTGAAGTATACGCAACAAGTAGTGGATATGCTCTCCAGCGCTTCACTACAGTAGGTGGTAATTCAACAACCTACGAAAGAACGTATTATAACTCGTCTTGGTCGAGTTGGATAACTTTGTAACAGGAGGTTGAAAATGGCAATAACAAACTATTCACCTCGCGAGCTTACTTTGAGTGTTTCGGAAAAACGAGGTACTCAGTATGTCTATGCGAAACAGGGCGACGCCCTGAGCAGGAATCTGTCAATAACACTTGTTGACGATGATTCTGCGCTGACCTTCGGCTCCGGCGAACGCGCTGCCATACGCGTTCTGAAGCCTGACGGTACATCACGCGCCGAAAATGCGACAATCGGAAACGACGGCGTTATCTCTGTTGAGCTGTCTGATCAAATACTCGCTGTATCTGGTTTGATCTCTGCTGATATTGTGATTTATTCAGGAACTACAATCATATTGTCCAGCGAAGTGTTCACCATCGAAGCAGAGGCGGCGCCGATTGGCGTCAATGCCGTAAGTGAGAATGATGTGACCTTTATCAATTCACTGGTTGCGGAAGGTCTCGACGTTATTGATGAGTTTAGTACGAAGATTGCGCAGCTCGATAATCTCGTCGCAAATGCAGGAGATGCGAGTCAGAATACCGAAATCGTTGATGCCCGCGTGGACAACGATGGAACCGCGCATACGACGGTGGGGGCTAACCTCCGATATACACAGGATAATTGGCTTAAAATTGTTGTCGCTTATGATAAGCCGGTGTCAGATATTACTACTGGCCAACTGCACATCGACGAAGCGATTAACCATAAGACTATATATAGAATCTGTAACTCCAACGGAGCGAATATTGGCTGGCTGATCTGCGCCGCTGTGGCGGCAAACACATATTGGAAGATGCAGATTAGAGCTCTTTATTTTGGTGAGCTAAGTTACCGCACAAAGGATTTTAGCACAGAAGGTAGCACATGGAGCGAATGGATCAAGTTCGAGACAGGCGCCAACAAGGTCACGTCCATGTCTTCGTCGTCAACCAATACGCAGTATCCAACAGCGAAGGCTGTTTATGATGCTTTGCTAACCAAAGTTGATAAAGTAGAGGGCAAAGTACTCAGCACGAATGACTATACCACATCCGAGAAAGATAAACTGGCGGGAATCGAGGCGGAGGCAACTAAGACCGTCGTCGACTCGGCGTTGTCCTCTTCGTCGGAGAATCCGGTGCAGAACAAGGCTGTATATGCCGCTTTGTATACAAAAGCTAATGCTAATCACTCCCATCCTGAGTATTTAACCCAACATCAGGATGTCAGCGGTAAGGAGAATACCTCCAACAAAGCTAATTCTATTACGAACGAGAATAAACGCAGTACTACACTTTATCCATCTTTGAAGGCTGTAGCTGACTATGCTGACGGTCTTACTCCTGATCTTAGCGCTCAAATGAAGCGTGCCGACCCGTCTCTGCCGGGTATTGTTGTTCCTATCGATTCGAACTCCGAACCTGATATGACTTCCAACGCATTTAGCAATGTAAGCGTTGGACAGATTTTTGTTTGTATCGTTGATGAAAAGCCTGCCTATTGGCTTAAGGAAAGCGCAAGCAGTTGTAAGAATTTAGGATCTGGCGGTGGACTTTCTTTCGATAGCGGTTATGTTGACAGAACTACCGGAGAAATGCACCTCACGAAGAATGGTATAGATATTGTTGGGTTTACTCCGTTCTTTGTCGGTACAGGCAGCGGAGGTGTAGGCATCAATCTGACAAATGTTGTCAAGCCTTCATCTGTAAGAAACGGTGCAAATGCCATCTTTAGCCTTACTGCTACAGCGACCGATGATACCAATATTACTATTAGCTGGTATGTAAACGGTGTAATAAGAGTGACAGAAGAAAAAACAAGTGGCAGCACTTTTAGTTTTAACGCAAAAGACTATTTAAGGCAGTCTGACACAAGTTCGGTACAGGCATCAATTACATCGGTTGGTGGAGCTTCGATCACCAGACAATGGAGCATAACGTCTACCGCATTTTCGTTGGTTTGGAGTGCTACGATTCAGCCGATTACACTTTATACCACTAACGAAGATGTCTATGCAGCCATAACTGTATCTGCACAACCTTATACTGAAAACATTGTGACCGTATCAGTCAATCAGCACAGTGTTTCAAAGTCAGTTGTAGGAAGTTCTGACGAAACGTTCAAGTTAGACAAGGCTTGGTTCTCTTCCGGCGTTAATACCGTTGAAGCAAGTATGGTATCGGCAACCGATGAAAATGATGAAGCAGACCCAATAAGTTACAAAGCAATATGGGGTTATGGTGCTTCGTTTCCTATTGTAGCGTTCGAAGTATCTACTCTGAGTGTATCGCAGTATGATGTTGCGAAGATCAATTACATGGTTTATGATCCGGCACATGAAACGGCGTCGTGTACCATACAGATAGGTTCTGAGTCAGCTCGTGACTTGAGTCCAAACAGAACCATGAAGACAATGAATTACGTTCCAGAAGACTATGGAACAAAAACCGCAACTCTAACGTGCGGAGCAAGCTCGACCACAATGACTCTGAATATTTCTCAGAGTCAGTACAATATCGGTAAGATTACCGGCGATAACCTTAGATTTAACCTCGATCCAACGGGACACAGCAACAGCGACGCGGACAAGACAAGCTTTTGTAACATCGTTTTTAGTCCGGGATTCGACTGGGTAAACGGAGGCTTCCATACTGACTCTGATGGAGCGGCTGCTTTTGTAGTCAAAAAAGGACATCGCGCTACCCTTCCTCGTGAAATCTTCGGCGACGCTGACGGAAACGGAAAAACTGTTGACATTTCATTCTGTATCAGAAACAGCGATCTTTTTGATGCTGTTGCGATGCAAGAGTTGAACAATGGCGCGACAAAGGGTCTGATTCTCAGATCGAATGAAGGCGAACTGAGGCTTAATAATAGCTCAGGAAAAAAATTCAAATACTGCGAAGACAGCAGGATTGATATGTCAATCAATGTTGAATCTATAAACGGCCACAGAGTAATGACGGTTTGGCTTGATGGTGTTCAATCGCAAGCCAACAAGTATTCAGCCGGTACATTGGTGCAAGACGAAAATCCACTTGTCATAGGCTCAGATCATTGTGACGTATGGGTTTACGCAATACGTGTTTACAATTCTTCTTTGTCTATCAAAGACATGATTCAGAACTACGTTTCTCTTGCGCCCACAACCAGCAAGAAAATACAAAGATTCAGGGAAAACAATGTTTACGATGGAAAGAAAATTACTCCTGCCTCGCTTCATGCAGCACGACCTGATCTTACGATAATAACGATTGGAGCTGCAAAGATTCCGGAAGGAAAAGGCGACGAACATTACGTTGACGCCGAAATAACCATTCAGGATGGTTCAACTGTACTAACCTTGGCCAACGGCGCAAGATATAGAGATCAGGGTACGTCAACGATGGCCTATGGTCGTTCGGCGTATAACATGGATATTGAGTTTTCCGGTTCAGGCAAAACATACAAGATATCGAGTAACTCAATTCCTGTTACATACTTGAACATCAAAGTAAATGTTCCTTCTTCTGACAATGCCAATAACGTAAATGGAGCTGATTGGTATAACACACATCAACCATATCTTGTCCCAGGCAGATCTACACCAGGAGTAAGAGATACAATAGAAGGCAAACCTTGTGCTGTATTCTTCACTAATAAGAGCAACAGAAACGTATGGGCTGGTTCACAGCTTGTTGAACCAGATGAAACTGTCCTGTATGCTATGGGAGATCTCTGCAACTCCAAAAAGAACTATTCTGTATTTGCTCAAGACGGTACAGGCGAACATTATGCGAAGGGCTGCATCGAAGTGTCTAACAACGATACAGACGCCGCAAAATTCAAGGCTACCTCTACATATAACCCTAACGCTGATAATGGCAAAGGCAGATGGGAGAGTGTAGTCCAAACAGATACCGGCACCAAAATTGTAAAAGATTTTGAGTGGAGAAAGAGACCAAAAGCAGAAGATCTTGAAGAGGTGATAAATGCATGGAACACCGCTGTTGCATGGGTTGTATCTACTGATGGCGACTATGAAAAGTTTGTAAATGAAGTTGATAATTACTTTGCCATAGACTCTCTTCTTTATCACTTTCTGTACCTTGAATTCTTCGGTGGTTATGATAATGTATCTAAAAACACATTCTACTCGTATGAGTGGGACGAAAGATTGCAGCAATATGTATTTAACATCACCAAGAATTATGATGATGATACTATTCTCGGCTGCGACAACGACGGTGTTCCTCTTTGCGATTATGGTGCAGATTTCGGTGACAAGGATGGAACACGTGAGATTTTTAACGCTGACACTAATACCATTTGGGTGAATATCCAAGCCGGATTCTACAGTCGCCTTGCCACTATGTATAAAACCTTGCGAGGCCTTGGAGCTTTCAGTGCTTTGGATATCATTGAAAAATGGGACAATTATCAATCTGTAAGACCCCGTGCTGCTATGGCACAGGATGCCTATAATAAATACATCCTTCCTTGGAAAACCGATCATGTAATAGTAGCTGGAGAAGAGCAGACATACGATGATACATACCTTGTAAGGTGTCAGGGCTCTAAAACCTATCCTCGCAAACAGTTCATTACATATCAGGTTAAGTATATGGACGGAAAATACGGCTATTATATTAAATCTGCGACCACTAACTTCAGGGCTAACTCGCCGGTAGGTACAACAAAAAATCTTTCTGTAAAGTCGTATGCAAAATCGTATGTTATGGTCATTGTTGATAACGAACCAATGACACCAAGAAAAGTTGAAGCAGGTGGCACAGCTGTATTCTCCGGTGTTCCTGTTCATTCTAATACGACAATCTATTTCACGCCTGAAAGTCTTATTGAGAGCATTACTCCTATTGATGACGCACATATCACAACATTCAAAGCGGCAGGAGCCTCGAAACTAATAGAAGCAACTCTCGGTAATGCAGAAAGCGAAAATGAAGGTTGGAATATCAACGGAGAGTTATCCGCTCCCTCGCCGATACTGAAAACTTTTTCCATAAGGAACATTGTCAATTTTTCAAGTGATCTCGATCTATCATCGAATGTGGAGTTGGAATCTGTTGATACAAGAGGAACAAAAGCCGGAATTATTACACTTCCTTCATTTGCTCCCGTTCGAACAGCCAACTTGAACGCATGCAGCGGTATCGTAGCGCTTAATCTGAATGCCGTTACCGCCTTCACAATGGCAAACGGAAACAACTTGTTATCTGTTCATGTGGAAAACTGTAACAGCGTAGTCAACAATTCCATTCTAACCTATATAACCCAAGCAGTGAATGCTGGAGGCAATGTTACAAGGCGCATCCGCATGACCGGCATAAACTGGACTCTCAATAATCCTCGTGTATTAAATGCTATTGCCGCGTCTTGGAAGGGATATAACAACTTAGGAGACGAAGTTAACACCCCATATCTCGCAGGATATGTAAAGATTAGTGCTATGTCACGCAATAACTATCAGTCGTTATGTGAGACCTTCCCCGATCTTGTTATAGATGAGAATTATGAAGAAATCCCGATTTATACGGTAACATTCAAAAACTATGACGGTACGACGCTTAATACACAGAGAGTTGAACAAGGTAGCGCTCCTATAGATCCGCGTGAGTTATCAGTTAATCCGATCTCGACACCGACGAAACCAAGCTCTATATCGACCACATACAGTTTTGATGGTTGGTCTTGGACAAACGAAGGAACTCTGATTTCGGATTTTGATGGATTAGCAATAACTGCAGACAGCGTCATTTATGCGCACTATGCCGATGCAGTGAGAAAGTATACTGTAACGTGGAAAGACGGAACGGAAGTGCTTGAAACTCAGCAGGTTGATTACGGCGCGGAGGCTATTTACTCCGGAAGTTTGCCGGTCAGCCAATCTGATGGCGATTACGGTATGTATAAGCTGTTTAAGGGCTGGGATAAATCAACTGCCCGTGTGACTGATGATACGGTGGTTCAAGCTCAATGGGATTCAAAAGCAGAACCGGTAAATAAGACGCTTGCTCAAATGACGCCAACAGAACTCCATGCTTTGATTATGACAGGCGTGCTTTCGCCGACAGGAGCTAACAACACGGTGATATCATCGGGCGATACAATTGATATCATTGCCGGTCATGATTTCGATTTTGACAATGTTGATTCTGTAGAATTGATAGAGGTGTCTGACCCGAAGACTTTTGATGGTGAAAGCACCTATTTCAAACCTCAAATCGACGGTGCGGATATCAAATTGTTCGATACGGATAAATCATTTGTACTTGCCATAGATTTTGCATACAATACGTCTTCCGCAGCAGGCGGCTGTCTCGCTTCTTGTTACGGCAGCAATAACGGTTTCGTGTTGAGGTACTCGAGCGGCGGACAGTTTAGATACGGAGCATCCGCAAATCTGCAAGTATCATCAAACGGTGTTCGTCAGATGGTTGTTATTCGCAAGATTGCCGGAGACAATAAGCTGTATGTTTATGCCAGTAACAAAAACGCTAACGCTTTGGTTTACAGCGCTCTGGAACAAGCGTTAGTGCCGTCACATAATGAGCCCTTGTGTTTCGGCGCACAAATGGACCATGAAGGCTATCTGGAAAACTACGGCAAAGGCACTGTGTACTGGGCAAAAATATGGAATGCTGATTTGGGTGATACGTTGTGTCGCCAGCTGGCAGCATGGCCTCGCCAGAAATTTACTATGCAGGCTGTAGGTAGTGCTCAACACGCCTTTAGGAACTTCAAAAGAGTGGACAACCAGCGTTATGTGAACTGTGCATTCCTCCTAAAGGATCTTCTTGAAGAAACACATCAGATCGACCCTGCCAATACAAATGACGGAGGCTTTAAAAACAGACCAATGCGCACATGGTTGAATACCCGTGTGCTTAACGCTCTTCCGATCATGTGGCAGCAGCTTATTCTAACCGTGTATGTAAACACCAACACCGGTTACCAGGCAACAACAATTGTTGACCCGCCGGCAGAGGATAAGATTTGGATCCCATCTTGTAAGGAGGTTGGTTTCAATGTTAACACCTCGCCGTATAGCTTTGAGTCTGACGCAACATTCACTGTGTTTACCAATGATACATCTCGAATTAAGAAACTGAATCTTGGTACGGGTGCAGCCAACATTTATTGGCTCCGGTCGCCTATTACCAGCTACAACTATAGTTTCTGGTACGTCGCGGCCGCGGGCTCGTCCACCGGCAACAGTAGTTCCCTTAGTTACGGCGTGGCGTTCGGCTTCTGTATTTAATCTGTATATCTAACTTATCTGCCCCCTTCATGGGGGCAGAGGGATAGAGAAACGACGGTTAGAAATAATACGAAAAGGAACGCCGCGTAAGCGGCCGAATTTTTTTTGAAAAAATAACCGATATTGTTATTTTATAACGAGGGCTTTGCTCCACGAGCCGATATTGTATATCATAGTTCGTGTGTCTTTATTATTTGCAGAATCGGGGTGATTGTTTGTCTGTACCGAAGCACGAAAGAGGAGTATCTGAGCTGGAGTTCATTTATAACGCCAGACAGCTTCAGGTACATACTATACGCAAATGCGCCAATTTTCCAAAGAAGTATCGGTTTTCCGTTTCTAATTACTTAGAACAAGCTGCGAGAGATGTTCACGGTGAGGTGAAGCGCGGTAATAGTATGGGTATTCCGAGAAACCAACATGAATTCCAAATGCGTCGAGATTGCTTTCTTAGAGCTCATGCGTATCTCTATGACTTTGCTTCTCAGTTGGAAGTTGCAAAGGAAGTGATGACTATTAGAGATGAGAGTGGAAGGGTAATTCAAGAAGTGATAGACGATAAAGCGTTGTTTTTCTGGATGGAAATGATAAGACAAGAGATTAAACTTGTAAAAGGCGTTATGGAAAGCGACAAAAGGAGATTTAAAAATCTGCTTTAGTGTCATATTAGGTTAAGCTCTGTTTATTGGCTCCGGTCGCCTAATACCAACAACAACAATAATTTCTGGTACGTCGCGGCCGCGGGCTCGTCCAACAACAACAATAGTAACAATAGTTACGGCGTGGCGTTCGGCTCCTCTCTTGGCAGACAGAGTAGCGAAAGTGAAATCAGTTCAGATGGGAGAGAAGGAGAGCTTGACCTTCCTGAAAAGGTAAATAAATACTTTGATACGTCCGGGTGTACGCTGCTTGCATGGTACCGCTTGTAGGTGATGCGGTATTTCATACCCGGTGACGTTATGTGCCTGTATGTAACCTACCGATAGGCATACGAAGTATAGAAAGGAACTTATGACAAGCGAAGAACGTAGAGAAGCGAGATATAGACGGCGTGTTGCTGCACGTCTTGCAAAGAAAGAAAAATATGCATCTTGTAATGATTTCAGCGCGGTATTCAGTTATGGTAATCTGTACCGTGCTTATCGTCGTTGCAGGAAGGGCGTTTCCTGGAAAGCAAGCGTTCAAAGGTATATTACCAATGCTCCGTTGAATGTTCTTAATACGTTTGAGTTGCTCCACACAAACAAATACAAAAGCCCCGGATTCAATGAGTTTGATCTGTACGAACGCGGGAAGCATAGGCATATAAAAAGTACAACAATGAGTGAACGTGTTGTACAGCGCTGCTTATGTGATAATTCCCTGGTTCCGATACTTACTCGCACTTTTATTTATGATAACGGCGCCTGTATGACAAACAAAGGATATGATTTTGCTATCCGACGCCTTACGCAGCATCTTCACGAGCATTATCGCAAGAATGGCACAGAGGGCTATATTCTTCTGTATGATTTCAGTAAGTTTTTTGATAATATCTCACATGAGGTAGTCAAAAAAGTTATACGTAAAGAAATCTCTGATGAGAGGCTTCTCAAAATCCTTGACCATTTTATTGATGCATTCGGCGATATTGGTCTTGGTCTCGGCAGTCAGGTCAGTCAAGTGTTGTCGTTGGCAACCGCAAACCGTCTTGATCACTTTGTAAAGGAAAGGCTGCACATCAGAGGTTATGGCCGTTACAGTGATGACGGATACCTTATTCATTCGTCAAAGGAATACCTCAAGGAGTGTCTACGCCAGATCCGGACAATCTGCAATGAATTAGGGATAACGATTAATGAGAAAAAAACACAGATAGTAAAACTTACACATGGCTTTACTTGGCTCAAGGTGAGGTTTTTTATCACCGAAAAAGGAAGAATTGTCAAAAAAATATGTAAGCGCAATGTTACGAAGGCAAGACAGAAGCTCAAAAAGATGCAGGAGAAATGGCTTTCCGGAATTATGCCTTTGCAGGACATTCGTGCTATGGCTGTCAGCCAGCGTGCGTATATGAAAAAATTTGACGCCTATCATACGATTTGCAACTACGATCAGTTATACAATAAACTATTTATTCTTTTACCGTGGGAGGTAGAGCACAATGCTTTGCATCAAAATACTTCGTGACAGTACGGTAATCGGTGCAGAAGCACACGAATATCCCGTCTACGTAAATCATCCATATTACAGTAACATTCCCTTGCGCTGCGAAGAAGAGTCAGCGCAGGGGATTCTTTCATTAAACCAAAGAGATATTTACCACCTTGTAGGCAAATCTTCTATGTCGGGAGATCACCTCGAAGCGGAAGTAATCACAGAAGCAGAATATGAATACCTTGTCGAAGAGCTTGATATTCCCGACGAGGAAGAAGTGGAGCCGGATCCCGATGAAGGATCCGGCTCTGATATTATGACGTCACAGCAAATGCGTGAGCGCATTTTAGAGCTTGAGTCTGATAATGAAGAAAAATCCCAACGAATTGATTTCTTGGAGGAGTGTCTTCTTGAGATGAGCGAGGCTGTCTATGGCTAAAATAATATTACGGCTCATTTTTGGAAAAGGGGGTGAAGACATGATGGCTATGCTTTGGGCACAGAAAATAATGCTCGGAAAAAAGACATTCGCGGATGTTCCGCGCTTGCTGAAAGATCAGGTCCGCGAGATCCTTATCGAGAGCGGAATGGAAGAACTCAGCACTGAATGATCAAAAGCTATTTGAAAGGATGACACCAATGAACTCCACAGAAATATTTATCGCATTTTTAGCTTGTATTCCATCGGCAATTGTTGGTCTTGCTATCTGGCTCCTTCAGCGTAAGATCAGCAAGTCTGAAAAGGCTCGTGAGGAACGTGAGAAAGTGCGAGAAAAAAATGAGCTGTACATTATCGAAACCGTAGGCGCCTCGCTTGCTCTGGGTGAAGCGACTGCACGAGCTGTCCAGCGGATCCCGGACGCACATTGTAACGGAGATATGCACGCAGCACTCGATTACGCTACCAAAGTTAAACACGATCACAAAGGTTTCCTGCATGAGCAGGCAATCCATAATATTTATTGAGAGGTGCTTGCTTTGAAACATGATAAGAAGGAAAAAAAGAAAAGAATTAATTTCTTTTCTGAGTTCTCAAAATTTATTCTTTTTTTATTTGCCGTCATGTATTTTATTGGCGGCATTTTTATTTTATGGGTAGTACAGTATCAGCTGATGCACACGTTGACACCTGAGTATATTTCAGCCGGGGATGTTGTTACATACTTTTCCGCACCAATCGTTGCCGGTCTTGTCGGCTACTTTGGGAAAGCCGCGGTTGAGAATGTTCAAAAAATCAGCGGCTCAAATAAGCTAAAGCTCGGCGAATTAGCTTCCGCATCTTCAGATACGTCAAGTAAAATTGCAAAGGGATAATAGGAGAGAAGGTGAAATAAATGAATCCACAGGTAATCGTTTTCATTGTCGCAGTGGTTATTACTATAATCACTATTATCCTCGCGTTACGATTCTCATCGTTTCGGAATTGGCTTGTATTTGCTGTATCTGAAGCAGAGAAAGCGCTAGGTGGTGGTACAGGTAAACTCAAACTGAGATACGCTTACAATATAGCTATCAAGTACTTTCCTACGCTTACCAAGATGATACCATTCAGCGTATTTAGCACAATGGTAGACGGAGCGCTTGAAACCATGCGGCTTATGATTGACACCAACAAAGCAATTTCTGATGTTATCAATAACAAAGATAAAGAAAAAGACAAAGAAAAGGAATGATTTGAATGTCAATTTCATATTACGATTTAGCTCAGGACGGCGAGAAATTTTTATCTCCACACTTTCAGATCAAAGAATTTGCTGATCCTTCTGACTACGAGCGTGTTCCATTTCCGACAACAATACCGATTCATGACAAGCTGCCCGAGATTCTCGAGAAGATTTACAATAATTTCGGCTGTACACGCGGAAGTATAAACTCAGGTTACCGCTCACCCGAAGCTGATATTAGCGTCGGCGGCAGCGGCGGCGGCCCTCACACTGCCGGAATTGCTGTAGATGTGTATTTCTACCGCGGTAGCGAACCCATACCTTCGCGGTTGGTAGCTTGCTTTCTCAAGGATCTTGGTATCAAAGGCATCGGATTAAATTGCGGTGGTAATTCTTATGGAACTCACCTTGACATGCGGCATTTTGATTCGGGTGCGTGGGATGATGTTAATATTTGGTATGGTGACGAGGCTATTCGTGACGACGATGGTAATTACGGAGTTGTCGATGAAGGTAATTACTACGCCTATACTGGAACGACAAAAGCAGAGGTTTATCCATCGGGCAACTCTTCATCGACAAGTGCATCATCTACGAATAGTTCCGCAATCTCTTCAGATATATCGAGTTTCACGGCTTCAAAAGAGGTAATGACTACTTCGCAGAATATGATTGATATCATAAAAACGCAGGAGGGACTCAGCCTCAAAGCATGTAAAGCTATTCCTTCCGAGGAATACTGGACGATCGGGTACGGTCACTATGGCGCAGAGGTCAAAGCAAATCAGACCATTACTGAAGCGGAAGCGGAAGCACTGCTGAAATCCGATCTCAAGGTGTTTGAGAACGCGGTTAATGCTGCAGTCAAGGTTAACATTACCCAAGCTCAGTTTGATGCATGTGTTTCCCTGGCGTATAACATCGGCACCGGCGCCTTTGCCAATTCGGATATCGTTTCCTTTATCAATGCCGGAAAGATTGGCCATGCCTGCGTTGACTTCCCGTCGTGGCGTTTGTCTGGCGGTCAGATTCTTATCGGTCTGCAAAAACGCCGTCAGATTGAAATGGAATTTTTTGGTTTAGGAGAGGATTTTACACTCAATGACACTATGAATATTCGTAGTGGTCCTGGAACTGAAAATTCTATCCGTAAGGTTTCACAGATTACTGCGAATGGCAGAGAGTGTGTTGCCGATAAGACGGCAAATGCAAACGCTATGTTTAAACCCGGGACCGTTGTTACCGCTTTGGAACTGAAAGCAATCTATACTACTGCCAGCATTGATGTATGGCTACGCTGTCCTTCCGGTTGGATCTGCGCCAGACAGAATAAGGATATTTTCATCAAATAACTTTGCGAACGACACTTTTGTCGGTCACAAAGTGAGCCCCTACTTACAATTTTCGTAAATAGGGGCTCTTTTTTATTTTGTAGTGTACTTTTTGGTATGACTTTTATCTTGACAGTACGCCCCTTCTATATGAATATGCCATTTATTTATTATTATATAACTGATTACGATAGAATATAACGAATATCTTAGTATTCTAACATAATCAAGAAAACTGTATCGTAATATGGTAATTTGTAACAGAAGGAGCAAAAGGAAATGGCTATCAGAATTTTACTGTCCCGCAAACTGGGCGAAGTTCGCTGGACACAGGCTGACCTTGCGCGACGAACAGGCATCAGACCGTCAACAATAAACGATATGTATCACGAGATGTGCGATCGCGTCAACATCGAGCATCTCGACCGTATATGTAACGTACTTAATTGTGACTTGTCAGAGCTGCTTGTTTATGTACCGCCAAAGGACAGAGAAGAAGTCATCAAGGCCTACAGGCTTCCTGACAAAAAAACAAAGGGCTGAGGATTCATTCCTCAGTCCTTTGCCTGTTTTTGCCGCGTTTGGGCTGTGTTGGGCTTTTGTTGCCTCGCCGATTAGTTTTCCCTTGCCCTTCTGTTCGCGGCTCTCAGGGCGTTGTAAAGCCCCTTTGTGGAAATGCCATGCTCCTTATATCCCGTGTGGATAGTCTGATAGTACCCTTCGCTCGGAACACCAAATACCCTGCCGGGCGTCATAACGTAGGCCATAGCGGTAACTGTTTCGCCGTTAAATTCCACCTCGAAATCCTGTTTGATGTAAAGGCGCGGGAAACCTTCGTAAACGTCAAGGGTGCGCTCATCAGAAGGCTGAATGTCCCAGATAAGGACAGGAACCTCGGCGCCCTTCTTCGGCTCGATGGTGGCAACTGCGCATTCACGGTGGCCTTTGAAAAGCAGCTCGTAATCCTTGATCACCGTTTTGCCGATGAGCTTCGCTCTCGGGCAGCGGTAGGACATCTGTCCTTCATGCATGTTGCTTCCGTAGGCAAGATAAAGTCTTTTTGTGTTTTTCATTTTGAAAATCCTCCTTGAAAAATGGTTTTTATTCTTGGGAGGCGGCGGTTGCCGCCTCCTTTTTGACGTTGGTTTATGCTACTCTGTATCTCCATGCGGCAGATCCCGTGAGGTGCTTGGTGAGGTGGTCGCGGCAGTTTTTGAAATCCTTTCCGATGAATCCGATTCTGTTGAGGTAGGTTCTCATCGCGAACTTGTCGTTTTCGCTCTGCACCTTTTTGGCGCTTGCTTTCCGCTGGGTGAGTGCCTGGTGGTTCAGGGCGAGTGCTAAAACAATGTAGCTTCTCAATTCGCCCGCGTGCATGGTGCTGTTGAAGCCTCTCAACTCAACCGTGTGGTTTCCGTGGAAAAAGCTGTGGAGGTTCAGGAAATGGTAGCGGCTGTCGTTGTAGTGGGTTGTGCGGCTTCCCCAATAGCCCTCGTACCAAATGTCCTCAAGGGCGCTCATGGTGGTTGGCTTTCTTTCCTTGATTTTGTCGACCAGGCTTTTGTCGAGCTTCTTGCAATAACCTTGCCTTGTTGGGTTGATGTTCAAGGCTTTGTAAAAAAGGTCGTTGCGTGCGTAAATGATGTGGAT